AAGCACCTCGCCCTCGATCTCGATGTTGCCCCACTCATCGGAGATCGGGTTGAGCGACTTGCCGGGTTTGAACACCACCCGGAACAGATCGATGTCCATCTGCGGGCCGATCTCGTTGGTGCCCTCGTACTTGAGCTCGCCTTCGAAGGAGTTGCGCGAGAAGATGTCGATCACCTTGTTGCCGTCAACATCGGTGCTGACGTCACCGAGCAGCGCCATCGAAAGATTCTCAGCGGTCCATTCGTCCATCACCAGGGTGACGGTCATCTTCTTCTCGGTGACCACCTCCTTGTCCTTCTTCTTCACGCCCTCGCGAGAGGAGAAATGCTCAAGCGTGGTGACCTCGGGCGTGGTTTCGAGCGAGCTGACGTTGCCGATGTCGCGGAACGTGGCTTCACCAACCGCCTTGAAGCTGATCTTGCCTTTGCCGACGTAGTAGTTGTCCGTCGAGGGAGAGACGGGCATTGCGGGCCTCCATCATGATGATCGGGATCAAAGCTGCTCGGGACGCAGCACGTAGGCGAAGCTGAACTGGACGCCCATGGAGGCTTCCATGGAGCGGCCGTGGCCGAGATGGGTCGAGCAGCCGGCGTAACGGACGCGGCCATTTGAGCCTGTGAGGGCGATGAGTTCAGCATCCGTGAGCACGGCTTTGATCAGCTTGGCGCGAACCTCGTTGAGCGCCGAGCCGACGCTCTCGGGCGCAGCGCCCAGCAGGATCAGGACCTCAGGCGTCATCATCACCAGGTTGGGCGCGCGTCCTGGATGATCCTGGCGTTCGGCGGCTTCGTCGGCGGTCTCATCGGCATCGAAGATGGCGATCGCGGGCCGCTTGTGTTCGGAGATTTCGTCCTGGTTGCGGGTGACGGTCGCGATGCCGGGCAGTCCACTGGCGATGTCGACCAGCCGCTGCAGCAGTAATTCGCGCTTGTCCATCGGTTCCGAAGGCCGGTTACGGTCAGGGCCCGGCCCACAGCGAGGCTAGCGACACCGCATTGAGAGCGGCCCAACCGTCCAGACTCATATCGAAGGTGTTGCCGCCGGCGATCGCATCGGCGCCTGACGCGGTGGACCCGCTGGCAACCTGCTGATCGAACCGCTCGGTCATATTGGTCCAGCTGTGCACCGGTCCGGTGCCGGTGTTGGCCGAAATACCGATCACCACGCCTCCCTTGCGGGAGGTCAGCGTCCGCCAGATCGGGTCTTCTGCCAAAATGGTTTGGGCGGAGAACGACGCCAGGTCGACGGGGCCATAGACGGTCCAGACAGCAATAGAGGCGTTGCTCTGACCCCCGTTGAAGGTCGCCGCAATGGTCGCAGTCGAGCCCGTCGGGACCTGCCGGGTGAATAATCCCGACGTCGGGATGTTGTTCGCCAGGTTCTTCGTCAGCAGCGTCATTGCGACGCCGTCAAGCGTCACGGAACTGATGATGCGGCTGTTGCCGCGGCCTGTCACGCCCACCACAACAAACCGGTCTGGCGCTGCGGCACCCAGACTGACGCCGTTCGACGTGAAGGTTGTCAGGGCTCCATTGAAGCCCTGAACCTGCCTGTAGACACAGCGCAGCGGGGTTCGCGGCTGGATGATACCGAGCCCGAACCGCGTCATGCGACGAGATCGCCGGTCAGGAGCCACTCGTTCGTCGCCCGTTTGTAGAGCGTGGCGGTGCTGTAACGGGCGAACAGCTTTCTGTTGCTGTTGACGGATACAATCGTCACACCGGCGCCCGGCACGACCGTGGTCTGCCCGGCACCATATTGGGCGAGGTCGATCTGGGTGCCGATGGGGAACGCCACAGTGGTATGATCGGGCACCGTGAGGTTGTTGGCGCCCGCCATGTTCATCTCGATGAGCTCTCCGGCATCAACGAGTTGCAACGTGTAGTTCGCCACTTGCGTGTTGATGGTGCGCGGACCGTTGCCGCTGCCGCCGCCGCCTTCCGGCGGATCGATCCATTCGGTGTCGAGATCGGCATTGGTCGCCTTGGCCAGGACCTGGCCAGCCGTGCCCCCCGCGGGCACGCCTGCGCCATCGGCGCCGGCAGAACCGGCCGGCCCGATGTTGCCCTGCGCTCCGGTCGCACCGCGAACATCGATGGCGTCGGCAATGAGATCGACGAGACCCAGTTCGCCGACATATTGGCCGCTCGCCGGCGGAGTACCGGTGCCGCCCGTCCAGGCCACGACCAGGAGGACGCGGCGCGCGCCATCGGCGACCACGGCTACCATCGGTGCCCAGCCGTCATCGCCGTCGGCGCCGTCACTGCCATCGGCACCGGGTGCCCCATCGGCGCCATTGCTGCCATCGGCACCATCACTTCCATTGGTACCAGGTGCCCCATCGGCGCCCGGTGGTCCCGCCGGTCCCTGTTCACCCGCGGGCCCCTGAATTCCTTGTGGCCCTGCAACGCCTTGAGGTCCGGGCAACCCTTGTTCGCCTTGCGGTCCCTGCATCGCCAGCTGTTGCACGATGTCGATCAGCGGCGCCTGGACATTGCCAAGCCCGCTTTCCGACGACTGAACCAGCTCGACGAGCTCGACTCCCGTCAGCGGTCCGGCGGGATCAAGTTCGGTGATGCGCTTATTGGCCATACGTCACTCGAGAATGCGCAGTTCGCCAGCCTGCGTGATCCGCCGGTCGCCGGCTTCAGTCATTCGACGGATCAGCAGTTCCAGCGCCTCCATCAGGATCAGACGAAGCTCGTCGCCGTTCTCAACGACGCTCTTGATCCGCCAAGCTTTGGCGCTGAACTCGATCTCGCCGTCGACGAGATCGCCCACAGCCAAGCCGAGCCCAGCGAGCCCACTGCGGCGGACATCAGCGGCGGACCGGATCGTCTGCACGCCAATCGAACCGACCTCGTCGACGGTGACGCCCTGTGTGCGGTCGAGCACGACGACGTCATGGCTCGACGAGCCAATCGTCAGCACGGCCGCTTCCCCGAACGTGTCGTAAACCGGCCCAAACACCAGGGTGTCGAAGTCGATCATCGGCCAGCAACCAGCTCAGTTGCTGGTATGGATCTTCACGGCAAGCCGAGGGCGTTTGTTGACCGGGAGCGGCGAAGCCTCGGTCTTCACGTCAATAGCACTGCCATCCGGCCGCGCGATCTGCCGGGCATAGATCGGTAGGCCCACGGTATTGACCGTCTCGATCAGGTTCGCCGGCGCGCCATAGGTCACGAAGGTGTCCATCGTGCCCACCGGGAATGCGATGCCTTCGTTTGCCGGAATCAAGGTCTCGGCCGCACCCGTCGAAAGCGTCACCGGAGCATTATATTCCTCGAACACGAGGCCTGCGAACGGGAAGCGCCGCCGGGTGTCTTCCCGCAGCGGCTGGGCCCCTGTGGTCGAATAGTACTTGTAAGCTTCCTCGACCTTGCTGTGACCGATCAGCTTGTCGAAGAAGCCTGGGCTCACGAGAGCCAGAACGCCGCTCATCGTCTCGCCTTTGAGCTCGCCTTCGATGTCGCGCAGCACCTCACGGCATTTGGCCTGAACATTGGTGCCGGCCGTACCGAGAACAAAATCGACCGACTGCTGCTCGAGGCCGAACTCGTCGAAATAGTCATAAAGCGTGTTTCCGGAGCCATCCTTGACCACGCCGCGCAGCGCATTGATCTCCATATATTCGCGGGTCTGGGCGTGCTTGGCGCGCATCCGGGAGAGCTTGCGCTCCATTACGATCGCGAGAGGATCGGCGGCATCGGCCACTCCGAACCCGCGGACACCCTGGACGTCTTGCGGGGTGATGACATCATCGTGCGGGATCCACGGAACCGTGAACGACCGCATCGATCGCGAATCGCGGTTAGACACAGACGCGACGCCGCCCAGAGGCACGGTCGGCAACAAGTTCAACACGCCCTCCGACTGCTCGATGATGACACTGCGCTGGGTGACGCCCTCAAAGCGGAACAGGCCCATCTGACCCAGCCGCGTGTAGATGTTCGGTAGAATGTTGATGGCGGTGGTCATCTCGGCGAGCGAGTAACCGCCTGCGTCGAACGGATTGATCATCGGACCCATAGGGTTCTCCTTGAAAATGATTCAGGCCCCGACGGGGTGCGTCGAGGCCCGATAGCGATCAGATGGATTGGTGGTCGGTTCAGGCCGCGTCGCGCGGCACTACCCCGGCAGCAGCGAGTTGGACGTACTTGGCTGCCTTCTCGGCTAGTTGATCGACCGATGCGTCGAAGACCAGCGCAGCGTTGGAAATGATTGCCGGACCGCGCGCCACCACAAGACCGGATTTGTCGACGGCGGTGGCGTCAACCGCTTCGATCAGCACCGCCACCGCCGTCTCGGCGCCCTCGTCGCCGACCACCTCGGCGGCTGGCGAGAGCCGATGCTTGCCCGAGGCCGTGATCTTGCCGAGCACCGAGCCCAGCGCGTAGTTCGTTCCGGATTTGAGAGTTACGGTCTCGCGGCAATAGTTGGCGTTGAGCTCATACTTGAGCAGGTCGCCAAGGGTTGGCCCCTTCGAAAATGCTGGCATGACATCGCTCTCCTGATGGGAATGGAAAAATGAGTGCGCGCTAAAATCAGCGGCTCATGGCCACAGCGCGTTCCTTGGCGCGGCGTACGATCGCGCTGTCCCCTGCAATCGGCGCGGACGGCGCGGCGGTAATCACTGTGTTTGCCTCGGACCGCGCAGCAAGGGCGTCGAGCACAGTGCGGCGCAACGAGTCGACCGAGATGCCCTTCTTCATCGCATCGGCTGCATCGACCGTGACGCCGAGCCGAGCCGCTTGATTGGCCAGGGCCGCGATCTCGGCATATTCGGCCCGCAGACGCTCAGCCGGATCGACCACGCCTGTCTCAGGCGCGCGTGCTGCCGAGGGTGACGCTGTCATCGGGGGAAGCGGTTGAGGACAGGGAGCCGGTTCGGCAGGCACCTGCGGTGCTTCGGCCTCGGTTGAATGCGGTTGCTGTGGCGCGATTGCAATGGGTGCCTGCCGTTCGGTCTCGTTCGTCGCCATGGGCGCGCTCCTTGTAATGTTCAGATGGGTTGATTGAATGACAGGCGCCTCAAGATCCGCCACCATGTCGGCGAGCGCCTGCTCAAGAGTGCCGATGCGATCAGCAAAACCCGCGCGCAGCGCTGCTTCGCCGCGGAAGACCGCGGCTTCGGTGGCGCGAACGGCCTCGGTGCTCATTCGACGGTTGGTCGCAACGAGCCTGCAGAACTCGCCATAGAGGTGATCCACGTCGGCCTGAATCGCCGTGCGAGCGCGCTCTGACAGCGGCTGATGCGGATTGCCATCGACCTTGGTAGCGCCAGCGAACACGTAGGTCCAAGCGAGGCCCGCCTGCACATCGGCAGCACTTTCGTCGATGTGTACCGCGACGACACCAACCGAGCCAACCTCACCCGTGCGCGTGACGTAGATGCGGTCGGCGACGCTGGCCAGCGCATAGGCCGCCGAAAGCGCAGCTTCGTTCGCGACTGCCCACAACGGCTTGTGGCTCGCAGCCTTCGCCGCGCGGATCGATTCGACCAGGTCGAACAGGCCGCCGACCTCGCCACCGGGCGAATCGAGGTCGAGGACGATGCCCCGCACTGAGCCGTCGTCGATCGCTTCTACAACAGCATCACCGATGTCGCCGTAGGCTAGCATGCCGCTCGCGGCATCCAGATAGCCCGATCGGCTCACCAGGGTGCCGGTTACCGAGATTAGCGCAATTCGGTCATCGGCGATCGCGATGAGTGGCGCCGCCTCCTTGTCGCCTCGAACCGGCGGAAGCGCCTGGCCGGCGAGCCGTGGGCCCAGCACGCCGAGGATCACCTCGAGCTTGCCCCGTGCCATCATCAGCGGTGTGCCGAACACGCGCGCGGCAACGTGAGGAAGATTGATCATTAGGCTGCTGAAAGTTGCGAAGCTTCGGTTAGGCCGTGGCTGCCACAGCAGGCGTATCGCCCTCGTTCGACGTCGTTGGGTCGTTTTCGGCACCGGAACCGTCCTCGTCTGTGGGCGCCGCGGTCATCGAGGACGAACCGAGCACCAGACCGAGCCTCCGCTCTCGGGCCTTATCGGCTGCGATCTCGGCATCGACCTGTTCGGCGTCGTAGCCGCGTTCGGCGAGCGCCTGCGTCCGGCTCTTGAGGCCTGCATCAATCTGCTCAATCTCGGCGCGCGCGTCTTTGAGCGGGTCAACCCAGTCCCACTTCGGCGGTAGCCAGGAGCAGGCGAGATACGCGCGGCGCCTTGGTTCGTAATCCCCGATCTGCAGCGCGCCTGCCATGACGGCGGTGTCCATCCAGCGTGCCCAGACCTGTCGGCAGAGCTGCCAAACGATCACAGCATGCTGGTAAGCTTCAATGCGACGACGAAACTCCAGGAGCGCGAGGCGAGAATTGGAGTAGTTCGCCTTCAGCATGTCATTGGAGAGATAGGCGTAGGGCACGCCGAGCGCGGCCGAGACCTGCAACAGCGTTCGATACTGAAATGGTTCGTAAGTCTGGCCTGAATCTGCTGGCGCCGACGTCTGCACCTCCTCGCCAGGCTCCAGCATGGTGATCTGCCCCGGCTGCAGATCCATGGTGCGCTCGTCGTTCTCGTCGCGGCCTTCGACCGCATCAAGCGGCTCGGCCGGCGCCGGCGTTGTGATGAACAGCGCGTGCATCGCAGCGACCTTCTTCCGGTCGAGTTCGGCATCGTCGTACTGGTCGAGCAGGAAGAGCTTCACGATCCCCGCCGCGAAGCGCGACACTCCGCGCAACTGCCCGGCATCGACCGGATCGATGACGTGAATGATCTCGCTCGCCGGGATGCGCACTGTCTCTCCCGCCATACCAGGATCGGTCATGTCGCCCGGGTGGCGGCGCAGAAAATGGTAGGCCACCCGGCGGCCGATGGCGTTGAATTCGATCCCTTGCCGGATGACATTACCGTTCAGCGCCGGTTCGCTCCGGTTCAGCGGCAGCATCTCCGAGGGCAGCATCTGCAACTGCACGGGTACAGCCAGGCCGTCCTGCGGGCGTCGGGGTCGAAAGCGAAAGAACACCTCTCCGGCAATGAACACCTCGCGAGCGGCGCGCCGTTGCAGACCGTAGAAATCCGTGAAGCCTTCGGCATCGGCTTCGTCGGTCCAATCGAGCCAGAGCTCCTGGACTGCGGCTTTCATGGCCGCATCTTTGATCAGCGACGACGGCTTGATGCCCGCGCCGACCACGTTGCCGGCCCAGCTCTCGATCGCATTCGCCGCATAACCATTGTTGCGAATAAGCCAGCGGGCCCGCGCCGTGATGTCGGACCCCGCGGCAACGATCAGCGTGTTGAGGTGCGCGCGGCTTGGCTGAAAGCCCTTCAATCTCCGACTGGCCAGGCCTGCCTCGAAGCCACCAATGAAAGCGCCGACCCGTCGCCGGGCCGTACGCAGCGCTGCCAGCACGTTCTTAGAGGCCCTTTGAAGCTGAAGTCAGAATGCGACGACGACGACCGCCGTCATTGCTCAGCGCGGCGACCCGACGCTCCATGTCAGCTAAGGCGGCGGCCATTTCGGCATCGGTCGCGTAGGTCACACGGCGGCCTTCGACTTCGACGGTTCGCACCCCGCGATATCGCGCGGCCAGCAGCGCGTCGCGCTGCACCGTAAGTTCTTCTAACGTCATAGGGTAGAACGGTTTGCTTTGTAACTACGCCGCGGCGTTGCGCTGCGACCTATCTCGGCGATGCCCGCCTGGGTGGTCATTCGCCGCCTGTCCTCAGCGACTATACCTGGTGCCGCCGCTTCGGAACAAAGCGCAGGAACTCGACGTTGTCCTCGGTCCGTTGAGTGACATGAACTGAGATCCAGGAGATCGTTATGCGTCCCACGACATGGCTGCTGGTTGCAGGACTGATAGTGGGTGCTTCCAATCCAGCGATTGCGCAACACGCAGGTCATGGAGTCCACGCAACGCATAAACGCGCCGGCGCTGTTACGCCTTCGACCCGCGATTTCAAGGCGGCCCACGCTCGGATGATGCAAAATATGGCCGTTCCATTCACGGGCAATACGGATATCGATTTTCGGACGCACATGATCCCGCACCACCAAGGTGCGATTGATATGGCGCGCGTAGCACTACGTCATGCCAAGGACCCTTGGACTCGCCAGGTCGCCGAGGCAATCACTGTCGCGCAGCCGCGTGAGATCTACGAATTTCGAGGTTGGCTGGCGAGCCGCGGCGCAATGGCGCAGGCCCGTGGTCGCGTAGATACGGCGGCCATACGCGAGTTTAAAGCAGCTCATGCGAGGATGATGCGAAGTATGGCCATGCCTTACACGGGTGATCCGGACGTCGATTTCCGTATGCATATGATCCCGCATCATCAGGGCGCCATCGATATGGCCCGGGTAGCATTGCGCCATGCCAAGGACCCGTGGACACGACAAGAGGCCGAGGCCATCATCATCATGCAGCAGCAAGAAATCTACGAATTTCAGAATTGGCTGGCGCGCCGGGGAGCGATGGTCCCTCCCGGTGGACGGCCACGTTACATCATTGGAGCGAATTCATATCCTGAGAAGGAGCAGGGGGACACCGGAAGCCTGGGCGAACTGGTCGGCCACACCTGGGCCCCTGGATCGGGTGTTCCTCCTCAACCGCACGGGTTTCGCCCTTAGGACCCTGTGAGCTTTCGAGCAGTCTTGTTACTCCGCGAGTTAGCCGAGTTACTCCGCGGAGTTAGCCGAGATAGCTCGATCGGAATACCCGGCGGGCGCCGCGTTTCGGTTGCCGGCGAAGAAAGCCTGCGACGTTCTGCGTCGATGCTTCCTCTTCCGGCGCGTCATCAATCTTAGGAAACGGACTGACCTGGCGCTCAAGTTCCCGCCAGGTGCCATCGGTCCATCGGTCGGCCCCGGCGATCCAGGCCGCTGCGCGGGCGTACACCCTACAGTCCAAAGCTTCGTTCCGCTCCCGCAGCTTCTGCCATTCCAATCGCTGGAAACCGCGCTTGGTCTTGATTGTGATCAACTGCTCGGCGACAAGCTGCTTGATCCACTCGGCGTCGAGGCCGTTCGGCAGATGGACAAAACCTGCGGGCGTAAACCCGCCCGCAGCTCTTTCGTCCTTGGTTGGCTGAGCAAGACGGAGGAAGCGATAGGTCTCGCTCTTGAAGGTCGAAACCGCGATTGTCCAGAGCCTTGCCCCACGTCGAAGCTTTTTGCCGCCCTCATTCACATCGACATGGGTTGGGCCAGCGACTGGTGCTCGGTTGAAGCCTTCCACGCCCTTGATCGGCGCGACCTGGGCGTGACCCATGCGGCGTGCCCAGGAGTAGACCGCGGGTGCCTCATAGCCGGTGTCGATCGCGAGCTTGGCTAAGCCAAGCTGCGCGCCATGTGCATGCGGCCAGGTCTGGCTCAGAACCCGATCGAGTTCATTCCAACTCTGGCCCTGGTCGGGGCCGCCTTCGATGACGATGTGATCGACCAGCCAGCTTTCGAGTCCACGGCCCCAGGCCCAGACATCGACCTCGATGCGATCCTTCTGGACGTCGGCGCCGGCTGTCAGGAACAATCCGCCTGCCGGGACTGTGCCGAACGGCCAGGACTCGCGGCGTTCATAGAGCCGCTGCCAGTCCGGCGCTTCGCCGGTCTCGACCCAGGTGAGGCCGAGCACGCCATTCTTGAAGCTGCGCTTGGCTTCATCGGTCGGCTGCGCTACTTCCCACATCCGAGCGATGTCGGCCCATGACAACCAGCCGACCGGTGAGTAGAGCGCCGAGATGTGGAACCCGATCGTGAGGCCATCCGCGGCTTCTGCGGTGGCACGCCATTCGCCGGACTGCAGTAACCCAGTCTTATGGTGTTCCTCGATCCGGCCGTCGCAGCGCTCACATAAATAATGTGTGGTGTCCGGCTGGCCCTTTTCCCAGCGCAACCGCTCGAAGACGAGCCATTGCCAGTGCTGGCAATGCGGACACGGCACGAAGTAGCGCCGCTGGTCGGAGGACTCGTACTCCCGCTCGATCCGCGAGATGCCGGCGATGGTCGGCGTCGAGGCGAGGAACGCCTTGCTGCGCCACGAGAAAGTTCTGGTCCGCGCCTCGGCGAGTGCGACCGGGTCTCCCTCTTCATCGGCCGAAGGCGGATAGGCATCCACCTCATCGAGAAACAGGTAGCGCGCCGGCATCGAGCGGAGCCCCACCGCGCTGTTGGCGCCGGTGATCACCAGCAGACCCGCCGGAAACTCCTTCGACAGCACCGTGTTGCCGGCGTCGCGTGCGCGGGACGGTTTGACCCGCTCGCGTAGCGCCGGACTTTCGGCAATCAGCGGCTCAAGACGCTGCCGCGAAAACCGCTTGGCCAGTTCGACGGTCGGCTGCACGGCGAGCATCGGGCCCGGCGCGTGATGGATGACGTAACCGATCCAGTTATTGCCTGCTTCGGTCGCGCCAACCTGGGCAGCCTTCATGAACACGACCCGCCGCGCCGGATGCGACGGCGACAGCGCATCCATGATGGCGCGCATGTAAGGCGTGCGATCGGTTCGGTAACGGCCAGGCTCCGCCGACGCCCGGGGGCTCAAGAAACGGTGCGCGTCCGCCCATTCTGAAATCGTGAGCGGGGGGTCGGGCCTGAGACCGTCGCACCACGATCGCCAAACGTCCTCACCGCCGTCGTACTCTCTCGGCTCAGCGGAAGTCGGGTTTGACCTCGGCAAGCTCGCTGAGGTGGGTGCGGACATGCGTCTCCAAGGCCTTCTGCATCGAGTGCACGTCCACGCCGAGTTCGGATGCCATCAAGGCTGCGGCACGGGCCGGCCAGTTCAGCCAGGTGTCCCGCGCTTCGCGTGCGAGGCGGAACACCATTGCGGTGGTCCGGGCACGGTCGATTAGTTCGCCCTTCATGCGCTGCAACCGCAGCCGCGCAAGATGCGCCTTGGCGATTTCGTGCGCGGTGCGCGCCTGTACGAAGGTGACGCTTCCGCTAGCGGGGAGGCCTTGCTCCTTCAGCGTCTCTCGCACCGACCCAACAGCCACCTCGGCGATGGGGCGAAGGGATGCCGGGGTTGCGCCGCGCTCCTTCGGCTTGCTGCGTGCAGGGTCGCTCGCACCATCCCAGGTCGCATCCGCCTTGGCGGCATCGATCGTTCCATCCGGCTCCGGCGAAATGCGGCCCGACTTGATGGCGCGCAAAACCGTGACATGCGCGACCTTGCGATGCCGAGCGTAGGCGCGGACCGATAATCCCATGCGCGTCTTCTCGCCGATAAAGCAATCAAATGATCCAGAAACTCGCTTGGCTTCTGAGCCGAACCGAGCATGTATTCGGCACACGCCCCGTCCGGGGCTCCGCTCGGTAGAAGGGCTGCGATCATCGCTGTCCGAATACCAGGAGCCGAACATGGCCAAGGCCAAAACCAGCAAACCGAAGTACACCACGTCTGCCGCCAAGAAGCAGAAGCGGGCGACGACCGGCAAAGCGCCGGCTAAACGTACCGACAGCAAGCAGCAGCAACTGATCGCGATGCTTCAGCGCCCCGAAGGCGCGACCATCGTCGAACTTACCAAGAAACTGGAATGGCAGCCGCATACGGTGCGCGGCGCTATCGCGGGCGCGCTGAAGAAGCGCCTCAAGCTGCAGGTTGATACCAAGAAGGAGGAAGGCCGCGGCCGGGTCTACCGTATTCAGGGTTAGGCCGTAGTCTCGACTTGCGGAAAGACCTGGCCGGTGGCGGCGTGCTTGGCGCTGCCACCGGTCGTTTTTTGCCAGCGCTGAACAATCACATCGACATACTTGGGGTCGAGCTCGACGAGCCGAGCGCGACGGCCCGCGCGCTCGGCCGCGATCATCGTGGTGCCAGAACCGCCAAACAAGTCGAGCACGATGTCACGGCTTTTCGACGAATTGCGGATGGCGCGCTCGACCAGGGCGACCGGCTTCATGGTCGGGTGGAGATCGTTCTTCACCGGCTTGTCGACGAACCAGACATCGCCCTGGTCGCGCGCACCGCACCAATAGTGATCGGTGCCTTCCTTCCAGCCGTAGAGGATCGGTTCGTACTGGCGCTGGTAGTCCGAGCGACCCAGCGTGAATGTGTTCTTCGCCCAGATGACGAAGGTCGACCACTTGCCGCCGGCCTCGCGGAACGCCTTTTGAAGCCGATCAAGCTCTGACGATGACATGCAGATGTAGACGGCGCCCTTGGTGAGCGTCAGCAGATTGACGCAGGCGTCGTAGAGCAACGCGCCGAAGTCATCGCCCAAAGCGTCATTCAAGATCGGTCGGTTCTTGCCCTTCTTCTTGTCTTTCTCGGAGTTGGCGTAGTTCACGTTGTAGGGCGGGTCGGTGAACGCCATGTCGGCAAGTTCGCCCCCGAGCAGCTTTTCGACATCGGACAGCACCGTGGCGTCGCCGCAGAGCACGCGGTGCTCGCCGCAAATCCACAGATCGCCCGGCTGGCTGACCGGCTCGACCGGTACCTCCGGCGCCTGGTCGAGTTCCTCACCGCCGTCAGCTTCGCCGCCCAGTAGCCGGTCGAGGTCGTCATCGTCGAAGCCGAGCAGCGCAAGATCAATATCTTCCTCTTTCAGCGCCGCAAGCTCAGACGCCAGCATCGCGTCGTCCCAACCGGCGTTTTCGGCAATCCGGTTGTCTGCGATCATCAAGGCGCGGCGCTGCGTCGGCGTCAGATGCGCCAGCACGATGACCGGCACATCGGGCAGGCCAAGCTTGCGGGCCGCTAGCACGCGGCCATGCCCTGCGACGATCACGCCATCGTCCCCAACCAGAACTGGATTGACGAAGCCGAACTCGGCGATCGAGCCCGCGATCTGTGCGATCTGATCCTCGGAGTGCGTGCGAGAATTGCGCGCATGGGGGACCAGCCGATCGAGCGCCCAGCGCTCCACCGCCTCGGAGAATTGTACTGTCATCAGTCTTTCGATTTGGAAATTAAGGAGCCGGGCGTAGTCGGGTGGTACGTGGCGCGGGGGTGGTACACGTACCGCCCCGGTTACCAGCAGATGTACCACTCCATGTACCGCTTCGATGTACCACTGCGGGCGAATCAAAAGCCCGATTTATGGGTCGTTGAGGCTCGGTCACGCGCGATCAGCAAGTGGTACAAGTGGTCACTGGTACCTCAGATTTTTGGGCTGTCGGTAGCGAAGTCCCGCGCCGATGCCCCCCGCATACGGTTTCTCGCCAGGGAGGACCCGTGATCGTCTGGAACGGCAGCCTGGGCGAAGCGTTTGTCATCTCAGCCACATGCCATTGTGATATGTTCGCAACAAAGCAGGGGCATATGCGCCCCCGCGCCACATGATCGAGGTCTGACATGTCCGACTTGAACAACAGCGTACGTACTTCGCCTTGGGGGCAGGCCGCCGGTCGTGCGTCCGTTCAAACCGATGCCGGCCTGCGCGCCTACATGCTCAGCGTCTACAATTACATGGTGATCGGTCTCGCCATCACCGGCCTGGCGGCGCTCGGCATTTACATGATGTCGATCACCAACGACCCGGCACAAGCGGCTAAGGTGATGCGCGGCGGCGCCGAGGTCGCGGCGCGCATCGGCGGCGGCATGTACCTGACGCAGCTCGGATACACTCTGTTCGTGAGTCCGGTGAAGTGGGCAATCATTCTGGCGCCGCTCGCCATGGTGTTCGTGCTGAGCTTCGGCATGCACCGCATGCGGCCCGCGACTGCGCACGTGATGTTCTGGATATTCGCCGCGCTGATGGGCCTGTCGCTCGGCTCGATCTTCATGGTCTACACGCACACCTCGATCACCCGGGTGTTCTTCATCACCGCGGCGTCGTTCGGTGCGCTGAGCCTGTGGGGCTACTCGACGCAGCGCGACCTGTCCGGCATGGGCTCGTTCCTGATCATGGGCCTGTTCGGCGTGATCCTGGCGAGCCTGGTCAACCTGTTCCTGCAGGCGCCAATGCTGCAATGGGTGATCTCGATCGTTGGCGTGCTGGTGTTCGCGGGCCTCACCGCCTACGACACGCAACGCCTGAAGAGCGAGTATCTTAACGGCGCGATGGACGGCGAGACGATGGAGCGTTCGGCGATCTCTGGCGCGCTTTCGCTCTACCTGAACTTCATCAACATGTTCACGCTATTGCTCCAGCTCTTCGGCCAGAAGAACGACTAAAATCAGACTCACTGTAAGGACGCGGCCCCGGCATAAGTCGGGGCCGTTGTTTTCTTATCTTTGGCAAATAATGCGAAGAAGCCTCGTCGACGCGCATTATTGTCACGCGCGCCTCATGCGATCATGACAAAAACATAACGTATTTCGACTGGTTTTGTCCGCTCGAAAAATGTTCGCGAACACTTTTCTATCCTGCACGCGCTTGCCTTGCGCGAGCCAGTTCAATCACGTGCTGACGCGAGCGTCCACGCGGGAGCACATGACCACTCAGCTTCCAGGTGATCACGCAGAGCGCGTACAGCCAGCGCTGATTGGCGGCGGTGCGTGCAAGTCCGACCTTCCAACAGATTGTCTTCCACCGTTCACCGGTAGCGCGCAGCCAAACGATCTTGGCGTCGGCCGCATCGAGCCAGCGCAGCCATTCAAGAGTTTGCTCCATGCGTGTGATGGCCTCGGCGGATGGCGGGGGCAGCCGCATCGGTCGCGGCTCCTGGCCGATCATGTCGGCGAATTCCTGCATCATCTTCGGCCACGTATTGAAATGCCCTGGCACGCGCACATTCGGCAGCCGCTTCATCACCTCGGCGGCTTCGACGAAGCGTTCCTCAATCAGAGATGGCGTCCATTTCACATCAGGCACCGCATGCCTCCGTCGAATCGTGTTTGCCGTAGAGCTTGTCCCCGATCTGACGGATGAACTCGCGCTCGGGCCAGGTGAGCCGGTGGTCATTGGCATTCACCACCAGGATGTTCTGGCTGCGCCAGCCGTTGCGTTTGAGATGCTCAGGTTCTGATCGATGGCCGCCGTAACCCCTGGGACACCACCGCACGACGTGATCTCGTGCAGCAGTGCGGCATAGCCCGCAAGATCGACCGCGGAGTCACAGTGACCGGGATTGTGCGAGAGCCTCGCGAGCTTCAGTTCAATCAGGCACAGCACGACCTGTTCGGGCGTAACCACTCGGCCGAGCGTGACCGACCAGCGCGCTGCGACGGCGGTCATCGATGCAGCAGGATCGCCATAGGATTGCTGGCGACCCATAACCACGGCTTCGGCGCGCCTGAGAACCCTCTGCCGTTTCATGTGCTGACCTCAGTAGTCTTGCCAGTTGTGGCGGCCGACCCCGCCGCAATCAGGTCGAGCACAGCGCCGATGACGGATGCTGGTTCGCTGCTGCCGAGCCGGCCCATGCTGGACGCGATCTCACGCGCCTCGATGCCGAGTTGCATGAGTACCGACATCAGCACGCAGGCGTCGGCGAGCAGAGCATCGAGAGTCGAGCCCGTGCGCATGCCATGCGTAAATACTTCGCCGGCGCGGCCATCCGGGTAGTAACCGACCGTGACCGTGAACCGTTGGCCACCATGCTCGATCTGGATGGTCTCAGCGGCCCGGCGGCTGGGAAGGCGTTCGCGCGTCATCGGACGCCTCCATGGGTTTCGATCGCCCACAACAGGATTGCGATGGCGTCGGCCTCGTTGTCGTCCTTGGGATGGAAGCCGCGGGCCTGGACGCCTTCGATCACCGCCTGCTTGTCGGCATTACCCTTGCCAGCGATGAACCGCTTGATGCTGCCGACTGGAACGCCCTCGTAGGGAATTCGCTGCTGCTCGCACCATGCGGTCAACGTGGCGAGGAAGCCGCCATAGAGGTGCGCGGCGTCGGTGCCGAGATGCCGGCGTACCTCCTCGAAGTAGATCGCGGCAACCGGTCCTGCATCCGCGGCGATCCCCTGCAACCAGCCGCGAAACCGCAGATATCGCATGCCGCCGCCGTCGTAGCGGCTCGGCCGGAATGACGTGCTGCCGCTTTCGATGTTGCCGCCTGGCAAACGAATGGCCCAGCCGGTGGTCGTACCAAGATCGAGCGAAACGATCGCGCCGGATGGTGAAGGAAGTGAGATGGGCGGCGGGGTTGCATCTGCTGCAGGTCGAGCCAGAGTCGTCGAAGCCATGATGGTCTCCGTCAAAGGGATGGTCGTGGTCAGGGCGGCGACGGAACGGTTCTTGGCGGATCTGGCCGTCGTCGCCCGATGCATGCTGGAGACGGGCTGCAAGGAGGACCGCGCGCCTTGCTGTTCGGCGTAGCGGAATGGTTGCCCTGGAAGACAACGGTCTGGTTGCTGGCAACGGTGTGGGCAACGCTGTCGAAATGCCAATCCGTTGCGTAGTCACAGGCCCTGGCAACGGTGACAACGCTGACAACGGCAGGTGCTAAATTTAAAACGCGCGCGCGTGCGCGCATGCGCGCGCGCACGTTACACGTATAGAAATAACCGTTGTCACCGTTGCCCTGTGCCGAACCGATTGAATGCATTGATAAATCCTTCTTCTCAGACCGTTGCCCGACCGTTGCCCTAAGCGTTGTCACCGTTGCCTAATCCGCAGTTGTGCTGGTCCTGCTGTGCAGCGGCAGCGCGACGACATTGGATTCCGCTTCGCGGCGGTACCGCTTTTCGCGACGGGTGCCGCGCCGACTCCAGTACAGTTCAAAGCCCATGCTGGTGAGGCAGCGCACGACCCGGTTCTGGTCGCTCTGCGTCCAGCGGCCGCGCTCAAGGCCAATCGCTTGTTCGAGAACTTCGCGTACCGAGACGTCGCCCAGCGGCTGGCTGCGCGGGACGGCGTGCCTGACGCGCTCGCGGAAACCGTTGTCGGCCCACTGAATGCTGTTCTCCAGCCACTCACCGATGAGCTCTTCCCAGGCGTCGCCCTGGTAGCGTTGCGCCTGCTGCTCGGCGGCGAGTTGATCGAGCTCGCGCGTTTCGAGCCACCATGGATCGCCGCGCAGAAACCTTTCCCGTGCTTCGGCCCAGAGCTGATCTCGATGACCCTTCAGGCTATCAAGGTCGATTGTTCCGCATGCTATCGGCCAGAACCGCCGGCCACCGGTCGCATCTTTGAGATAGCCACCTTCCGGATTGACGCTGCCGGCAAAAATGCACTGACGGGCAAGGTCGACCAGCCGCTTGCCGTAAGGCGGACGGAAGCGATCATGCGTGCGCGACATGAACGCCTTGATCGTGCTGACCTCGGCTCTGGTCATGCTGTCGAGTTCGGCGACTTCGATGATCCATACGCCGCGGGTTTCCATGGCGGCGTCCTTGCTCGCGAGATCGGACAGCCGGTCGGCGAACCACGGCTCGGCCAGCGCCTTAAGGGCCGATGACTTGCGAGCGCCTTGCGGGCCTTCGAGAATCAGAATGCAGTCGGCTTTGCAGCCTGGCCGATAGATGCGCGCCACCGCTGAAATCAGCCATCGCGGTCCGATCGCGCGGGCATAGCTCGTGTCATTGGCCCCGAGGTATTGAATGAGCCAAGTGTCGAGACGCGGCGAAGCATCCCACATCAGTGCATCGAGATAGTCCCGCACCGGATGAAACAGTCGATCTTGGGCGACCGTCTCGACGGCCTGACCGGCGATCGACGCCGGTACCCTCACGCCGTTGCGTTGCAGCCATTCGGTAGCGAGATAGTCGTCCCGGTCGGACCAGGTCGTATCGGCCCAGGCACCGGCGTCCGTGATCCACGGCAGCGGCCGGCGGGCGACCGTGCTGGTCGCAAACTCGTCTTGCCACAGAATGCCCTTCCATTCCGGGGCATGGCGCAGCGCATGGATGGCGTTGGCCAGGACTGGGAGGACCTTGCCCTCGCTGCTGCGCAGCAGGCCGGCATTCCAAGGCAAGGCATCTGGCTTGTTGGAGCTGATTTCGGTTGCCGTTGCGACGATGGATTGCACGGCGGCTGCGCCCTCGCGCAGCAGCATGTCGTTGAAATCCTCCCCCTGGCGCGGTGGCACTGCGACAAAAACCCGACGACCTTCGGTGACGAGCTTGGCAGCGACGGCATCCGCGGCACGGCGCCCAGCCTGGTCATTGTCGGCAAGCAGCACCACGTGGGTGATGTCGGCCGGAAGCACCACGCCCTCGAGACCGGACGTCGACAGCGTCGACCACACCGGCAGATCCGGACAGGCGGTCATCACCGCCAGCGCGGTCTCGATGCCTTCGGCCAGCCCGATCAGCCCGTTGCGTGGTTCGGCAAGCCGGACCGCGCCAGCGCCGACCGGCCCAAGCGTCTTGCGCGGCGGCGAAACTGCGGCCTTGGCGGGTTTGTCGGGATCGAGATAGGTCCGGTGCAAAGCAACTTGGTTGCCTGCGGCATCGCGGACGATCGCGACCATGCCGGGAAAGCCGCGCCTGGTTTCCCAATGCGTCAGATCGTCGTGAAAGAGGAGATCGCAAAGGTCCGACGTCTTCAGCCCGCGCGCCGCGAGGTAGCGCTCGGCGGGCGTCCCGGCGACCGGCACCGCGTCCGCCAAAATGCGCGCCATCTCGCGAGTGACGTCCTCGGAAGCCTGCCGTGCCGGTTTTCCGCGGACGGGCTCGGATTGCTGCCCTGCTTCGGTTGCGGCGAGCACCAGGAGTTCGTAGCCGGACAGGCCAGACCCATGGCCCAGCGTGCTCAGTGGCCCGCCGCCATCGTCGCCGTCGAAATCATGCCAGTCGCCGGCGCGCTCGCCCTTGAGCGCAATAACGCAGGAACCCATCTTGCGCGGCGGCGCCCCGTTGATGTTCGCGAGACGCCAATCATCGGCGACCCTGCGGCCGTTCGGAAAATACCGCGGCACCCAGATCGCGGCGCAATCGCGCAGGCGCGCAACGATGGCGTCGAGGTCGAATCGCTCGCCAAGCCTCGCCGGCTGAACATCGTTGAGATCGAGCACGGACTTGCCCTCAATCGAGCAGCACGAGTCCGCGCTCGGCGCGGGTGATTGCGGTGTAGAGCCAGCGTGCGCGGTCCTCCGCGGTGCGCCCGAGCCCATCGTCGTAGACGACGATGTTTTCCCATTGCGATCCTTGGCTCTTGTGGCAGGTGATCGCCCAGCCCCAGACCGCCTCGATGCAGCCGCGCTTCTTCTTGTAGTCGCGCTGCTCCCGCTCGGGATCCAGGCGGATGTGATCGTCGAAGTGGCCCTTGTAGATCTTGAACTTTTCCGGCTTGCCGTCCTCACCCGAGGGGCCGACGGTCTCGCCGTCCTCGGTTGAGATGCGTGCCGTGAAGAACAGGCTGTCGTCGTCGGTAATGTCGGTGAGCGTCAGGAACATGCCGTTGATGACGCCGATGTCGTTGCGGTTTTTCAGGCAGATGATTTTCTCGCCGCTGCCGGTCGGATAAACGCCGGGAAAGCCGGCAGCCTGCTTCATCGCGAGATTGAGCTGCAGGCGCGTGGCGTTCTTGCCGCAGATGACCTGTCCGCCGCGCAGGATCTGCTGCGGCTCGACCTGGTCGCGGCGCATCTTCCACACAAAGGTGTCGTGCTCACCATAGGGAATGGGTCTGCTCTGGCGGGCCAGCGTCGCAAGCCGGATGATGGCGCTCTCGCCTGCCTGCCGGTGCACCTCCGTCAGCATCACATCAGGAGCGACCTTGGTGAATGCGCCTTCGCCCTTCACCGGCGGCAACTGCCCCGGATCGCCCAGCACCAGGACAGGCTTGCCGAACGACAGGAGGTCATGCGCCATCTCGTCGCCAACCATGGACACTTCATCGAGCACCAGCAGCTTGGCGTCGCGCAGGACCGAGGTCGGGTTGAGCGAGAACCGCGGCTTGTGAACGTCTTTCAGCTGCAGTTCGAGCTTGCGAAGCCGTACCTCCTCGAATTGCCGTTCCGCTGGCGACATGGCCGGGATTTTCGCGACGAGTGCGGCAATCTCATTCTTGAGCTTCTCGATCTCCGCCTCGGTCGGCTCGGAGACGTGATAAATCAGCGAATGGATGGTGCAGGCCGGTGTGCCCTTTCGCGTCATCACCAGTGCGGCCTTGCCGGTGAACGCGGCATAGAGAACGTCTCCGCCGAGCCCCGTGGCGCCGGTTTTCAGGCCGAGCTCGCCGATTGCGTGACTGACGATGGTGGTCTTGCCGGTGCCGGCGTAGCCGAACACGCGGAACACCTGCTGGTCCTTGGTGCGGTTCTCGTACCAATCCTTGATGTCGCGGATGGCCTTGGCCTGCATGTCGGACGGCGTAAACGTCATCGATCAGCCTCCCAACAGCGGCGCGCGTAGGGACAAAAGCGGCAGAGATAGGTGTCCGCAGCCATTGCGATGCGCGGCAGAAGTTCGCCAACGCTCACGGCGCGGAGAATTTCGACGGCCTTATCGGAGAGCGCCTGCGCCTCGGATGGATCGAACCCAACTAGTTCGAAATGCAGCGCCTGCGAGTCCTTATCGAGCGCGACGAACAGCGTGCGCTCAATGGCGAGATAGGCCATGTAGACCTGAATCTGCGCCCAGTAGACCGGCTTTGCAGCCTTCAGCCCCTTCTTGACGATCGTCTGCCAGGACGCTGAGCGGAGCGCCTTGTGCTCGAACAGCGCCGGGTATTCGAGGCCGATCTCGGGACCAGCGACGATCACGCCATCGATGTGGCCGCGGAAGCGGCCCTCCGCGGTCGAGAAACCAAACTGCTCGCCGTTGCGTTTGTGCGTGCGCAGATCGAAGCCAGCGAGCCGCAACCAACGGATCGTCATCTCCTCGAAGCGATGGCCGACTTCGAACACCCGCAGCAGCCGCCCGGGAAACTCCGCGCCGGCATCGACCGGGACCCGCATCAGCTCATAGCAGAGCCGGCGGTCACAGGGCTCGCCGATACGCGAGGCACCGAGGTAATCGCGGGCCGGCGCGGCAGCGTGCTCCGCCAGCAGCGCCCGGTTCACGCAGGCGTCGACGCGCTCGCCAATCGCTGGTGAGGCGGGACTGCGGCCGTAAACAAACCCGGATTCGTGATTGAGGTCGACAGAGTTCATTGCATGCCTAAAAAGGAATATCGTCTGACAATGCTTCGCGGCGCATCGCCTCCTGGAAGCCATCGACGCAGGCCTCGATGATGCGATCGATGTCCCCAGCCGGGCGATCATGGAATGGCGCCAGCAGGCCGAGCTCGCCCAGCACCTCCGCGAAGTTGCGGCGCGCTGCCCTGACGGCCGTCATCTCGTATTGCGTCTTATCGATCATCCCGCGGTTTCTCTTGGCGATGGCGGTGCCGGCGTTCATGCAGCGCACCGAGCAGAAGGCGTAGGTCGGATAGTGATCCGGGCGGAGCTGGTGCGTGTAGTAGAGGCCGCAGCTCTCGCGGCCACACAGGCTGCACGCCCTTAAACCCCGAGCAGACGCGAGAGCTTCTGCGACCCGGGTTCGTCGGGCGCCTGCGCTATCCGGTGCGAGGTGAGGACGATGAACGTGCTGATCGCGTTCTGCGCCATCGCCTCGAGTTCGCTCATGGTCAAAGAGCGGATTGGCTGATTGAGCCGTCCTCTTCCTTCGAGCCATTGCGCGATTGCCTTGCCGGCCTCGTGCGCCACGTGCGCCTGCCACTCATCATCCGTCACGGCTCAACCGTTGAGCCATGCGGGGCCGGCGGGCTTGGCCGCAGCGGCCTGTGGCGTGCCCCAGGCCGGAGCGCCGGAGCCTTGCGACGGCTGCGCGCCCTGTGCCTTCTGCGGCGCGGCGCCGGACCAAGCGGGCGGTGCTGATTTCTGTGCGGGGCTGCGCGAACGGCTCGGGCTGGCCGGCACGTCCTTGCCCTCCATCACCAGCTTCCACTCCTTCTCCGTCGGTAGCACCACACGGTCGAGCCGGTTCTGGCCGCCATAGCGGGGGTCCTCGCTGGCCTCGACCTTGACCTTGGCGACGAACGTGATGCCCTTGAGATCGGCGAGCCCGCGCAGGATTCGCTTTTGCTTTGCCGCCTCGCTCATGTCCGCAGGATCAAGGCCAAGCGCGCTGTCGATCATGGCGCGGAACTTACTCTTGGAAATTGTCCACCCGATCGAGACGCCACTCTCGTCAACCTTGCCGCCTTGGACGGTGAACATCTGCCAGAACTTGCGCTTGGCGTGCAGGCCTTCAACAACAGTGAACTCGCAATCGAGCATGAGCACATCGCTCGATGGGTCCTTGGGGGCCTTCAGCAGGGCCTGGTCGATTTCGCTCTGCCCATCGATGCCGCCAGGGCGGATGATCATCGCGACCTTGGCAAAGCTGCCATCGGGAATGAGCTCGCTGCTCTTCTGTGGTTCGGCGTCGTTCATGTCGAACATCGGTCTTATCCTTTGCTGCTGGAACTGATGTTGATTTTGCGAAGTAGTGCGCCGAGATCGGGTGGCTCGGTCAGATCGAGGCGGCCGCTGCGATCCTTGGCCGGCAGGCCGAACGGATTGCCGGACTGGCAGACCAGGCGTCGGACTTGGCCGCGCTCCGGATCGTGGCGCAGGCTCTCCCCCTCGGCGGTGAAGAGGCTCAGCGTGATCACCTCGTCGACGATGCCCGGCAGTTCACGCGCGGCCTTGCCGCCCTCCATCTGCGGCTGCCAGGTGACGCGATTGAACTCGTCGGTGATCCGCTCGAGGATGCCGACGAAGATCACGGTCTTGCCCGGTGCGTGCTGCAGATGCTTGAGGAGGCCGATGACCTCGCGGGCGAGCAGGCCATAGGCGCCGCGGGTATCGGGCTTGCCGGTTTTGTCGGAGAACGCCTCGGGCCGCGTCTTCGCCCACACCATGGCCTGGCGGGTCAGATCGGTGATCGAATCGACAAACACGATCCGTTTCGACGCGATCAGCCGCACCAAGTCCGGATAGGTATCGGCGAGATGCCGGTAGTGGTTGGCGCAGTACACCGTCTTGTCGTCGGCCGCCGGATTGACCCCGCCGACCAGGCAGGCGATGTCGAGCGCGTCCTCGAACGTGCGCACCGGAATGCTGTCGCCCGGCCAGTCCTGGACGGATTTCATGCCGGCTTCGAGGTCGATGCAGAGCGTCTCCTCGGGCGGCAGCGTCTTCAGCAGCCAGGTCTTGCCGCTGCCGGAGGGTCCGAACACCGCCATGGTGGTTTTCACATTGGCGGCGGCGAGCCGCTCGTCGGCGGTGATGATTTTCAAGCCCATCGCACCTCTCCATTGTTGGCGGCGCGCTGCGCCTTCACCCTGATGGCGATGTATTCGACGTGACCGTCAGGGCGGCGCCGCTGGGCGGGCATGAGCCAACCGTGCGCCACAGCGGCCATGATCATCTGTGCAATCCGGTCAATCTCTTCGCGATCGGTTGGCGAAAGCTGAGAGGTTTCCGCGGCGCGATCCGCCGCCAGGTTGCCGACGTGATAGGTGAAGCGCTCGCCGGGCCAGGCGGTATCGAACCACTTCAGCAGTTTGGCTTGGCTGGTGATCAGATGGCGGACCGGCTCGAGCTCACCGAGCTCGCGCGCAAGACAACGCCAGCACGCCCTGGCACTAGGCCTACCGCGCGCCGGTGAAAAAACACCGCTGCCGATAGGCACAACGACGCCAGTCTGAGGAGCGCTCATCGTTTGCACTCCTGCCGGCACTTGGCTTCATAGGCTTCGATGTCATCCTGGCGATACTGAACCCTGCCGCCGATCTTCAAATAGGCGGGGCCGCGACCCTGGGAACGCCAGCTTTCCAGCGTGCGCGGCGCGAGACCCCATCGGCTCGCCAGTTCATTGGCACTGATCAGCTTCAACACTGTTGTCTCCGGGTCGAAGTAACTCTCGACCCGGAGCTAAACATGAAACGCAGGTGACCCCCGTGGGCGCCGGAATGGGCTGTAGGGTGGGATCAGTGTGGGTTCAGGTGGGGAGCAGCACAGGATGAATGGTGGATCGTGTTGGGAGCTTGCTCCCGAACATTTGCGCGAGCCGCCGATAGGCGCGATGCGCGCGTCGCGCCGCTGGTCGATCCGGCAGGTTCAAACGATAATAGCCGCGGCCATCCGACGCGATCAGCGTGCGCCAGTTCGGTTTTGCTTTGAAGACGTCGACAATCCGAAGCTTGTGGGCTTTCGAATCCGCCAGGAGTTCCTTGCCTGCACGCCACGGATTTGCGGTCTGCGTGGCGGCATGCAGCTCCCGCACCACGGACGCTTGCAATGGACCAAGCCGGAAAATCTCGCCGTTGAGCACAACCTCGGCGTAATCCTCCCGGTGGATGAACACCGGCGTCGGGGTCGCGTCAGTCGCCGTGTCACCTGACAGTTTCTCGACGAGCCCGTAGGCGATTTCGAACCGCTCGCGCTCGGATCGTGTCACCAGCAGGTCCTGCAGCGTGATCACCAAGGGATCGATGCCTGGCGCCAAGTCCACATAGCCATCCGGGGTCTGCGGCTTGAAGCGGCTGATCGGGCCGCTCCCCGTCCTGAACACCGGCCACAGATCCGACGAGACCACGGGCTGCGGCCCGTGCAGGATCTTCTCACATTGCGGAATCCGGACCAGCCCGCGGTCGGTTGACACAAACACACCCGTGTCGACGCAGACCCCGACCGTCATGACCGCAATCTGCAACAGTCCGTCCAGCGTGTAGCAGGCGAGGTCCGGCATCGGTGCACCCCAGCATTCTGCAAGCTCGGCCAGATGGAAGTAGCTTTTTGGCGGCAGTCCCATTCTTGATGCTCCTTGTTTGTGCTGTTCGCTGCAGGATTTACGCAGCGCTGATCAGTCGGTATTTGCGCATCCGAATGTGGATGAATGGAATCGACACGCCAAAAATCGCGGCCAGTTCAATTGCGAGTTCCTCGATCGAATCCGAACAGGCTTTTCTGCCATTGATGATGGGAAGCGATTTGTCGCCACCGGTCATTGGAACGCCAAGCGCTGCTGCGCGCTTGTGCACGTGCAGGTGAAAGAGCCGGAGCGGTGTCAGACAGCCGCCCATGAACTCGTTGCACCGCCACTCTCCCCAATCCATTTTGCCGGGACCGCCGGCTTCTGCTTCTGCTGCGGTTTGATAACGCCGCTCAGAAACTGTTTCTGTGCCTTGCCGTCGTCGCCATCGCGCAATCCATGCCGGCACTTCGAAGATGCTATGTCCCAGTTCGTGTGCAGCCGTGCTGCGAGCGAGATCTTCGCGCTCCCGGATCTCATCGGAGTTGAGATAGACCATCGCGGCATTCGACCAGCGCTCGTCGTGCGTGGTGAGGCCGAGGACCGGATTGCCGAATTCGTCGGTGAGCGCGCCTTTGAATTCCCAATGCACATCGAAGGAAATGCCGTTCACCTTCAGGCGCCGCGTCCGCTCCATCATGCGGGCGGCCGCGATCTTCGGCCGGTCGATCGGGCCGCAGACTTGCCGGCGCACGGATTCTGCGATTTGCCAGATTTCTTCTCGGCGCAGACGCTTCGGCTCAAACGACGGATGCCAATGCGGATAGCTGACGACGATCTCACTCATGATGGTCACTTCCAAATTGCATTCGCGCTCATGATCAGCGCGACAGGTTTCGATACAGCGCAAACATTTCTCGCGCTCGCGGCTTGAGATCCGGCGGTAGCCGGCGCGCCGCCGCAAACGCCTCGTCCTGCGGCAGACCAACCTTCGTCGCGATGCTGCGGATCAGTTCGTCCCCCGGCGGCTTTTCGCGGCTACGTTCGATGCGCGACAGGTAACCGATGGAGATGCCGACCTCAGCGGCGACGTCGAACAACGTCAGGCCGCGGGCTTCTCTCTGCTGTCGAATGACTTCTCCAAACGTCATGGCCTGACTCCTTGTTCGGCCGTTGATGGAAACCGGCAATGCGAAGCCGCATCCGAAAGCGGGTGTGGCCGCTCGGACAGGTGCAAGCCGGTGAGGCGATGTTCTTGTTATGTTCTCATCGTCTGGCACGGGAGTCCAGCGGATTCTCACACTGGGTTCGCCGGGGCCCTCGGGGCGGCACGGCCAGCCACGCTGCGGCTCGACCGGGCTCCATTGCGCGCGCGATGGCTCACTAAGCTTCTGATCTCTCTATTCAATTTCAGGAATCCGCGGTACGGCGCTGAAGTCTCGAAATTTCTCCAGCACCATGTCGAACGCGCTCAACCCCGACCGCATGTCAGCCCCCGAAAGGCTGGATGAAATCGCCGAAATCCTGGCGGCCGGCCTCATGCGGCTCCGTCTCCGACAGTCAACTCCTTTATCTCCGCACAACGGAGAGAGTTCGCTCGACTGTCCCGCCCACCAGAGCGGTCATGCCGACGTTCTCACGTCGGATGGAGGCATCGAGTGACCGATACGGTTTTGGCCCAGTTGGCCGCATTGAAGGCCGCGCCGATCGGCGCGTTGAAGGACAAATGGCGCGAGCTCTTCGACAAAGAGCCGCCACCTTATAACCGGCGCTTCCTGGAGCACCGGCTCGCCTATCGGATTCAGGAGCTAGCCTACGGTGGTCTCAAGCCCGAAACGCTGAAGCGACTGCGCGAGCTCGGCGAGGATCTCGACGGCGGCGATCCCAAGCGCCGACGCCAATATGCGAGCGACCGGCCGATCGCCGGTACGCGGCTCATTCGCGAATACCAGGGCGTCGAGCACTGCGTCACGGTGCGCGACGAGGATTTCGAATATCAGGGCCGGCCGTACAAGTCGCTATCCGCGATTGCGCGCGCCATTACCGGCACACGCTGGAACGGGCTCCTCTTCTTCGGCATCAAGAACCGGGAGGCCCGCCCATGAAAAAGCCGGTCGTCCGAAAACTTCGCTGCGCGGTCTATACCCGCAAGTCCAGCGAGGAAGGGCTAGAGCAGGAGTTCAACTCCCTCGACGCACAGCGCGAGGCCTGCGAGGCTTATATTGCGAGCCAAAAGCCCGAGGGCTGGCTGTTGGTGCTCGATCGCTACGACGATGGCGGCATCTCCGGTGCCACGCTGGAACGCCCAGCGTTGCAGCGATTGCTCGCCGACATCGAGGCTCGGCGCGTTGACGTGGTGGTGGTTTATAAGATCGATCGGCTGAGCCGCGCGTTGATGGATTTTGCCAAGCTGGTCGAGGTCTTCGACCGCAACAGTGTCACCTTCGTCAGCGTCACGCAGTCGTTCAATACGACCACCTCAATGGGACGGCTGACGCTCAACATCCTGCTGTCGTTCGCCCAGTTCGAGCGCGAGGTGATCGGCGAGCGCATCCGCGACAAGTTCGCAGCATCCCGCAAAAAGGGCATGTGGATGGGCGGCTTCGTACCACTCGGCTACGACGTCAAGGACCGCAAGCTGGTCGTGAACCAAGCTGACGCCAAGAAAGTCCGCATGATCTTCGAGCGCTTCATTAAGATCGGCTCGGCCACGACGCTGGTGCGCACGCTGCGCGGCGAGGGCGTCATAGGCAAATACGGCAAACTGGTCGACAAGGGCTACATCTACAAGCTGCTGAACAACCGTACCTATATCGGAAAGGCCGTGCATAAGGGCACGGTCTATCCTGGCGAGCATGAAGCGATCGTCAGTCAGGCGCTGTGGGACAAGGTCCACAGCATCCTGACCGACAGTCCGCGCCAGCGTGCCGCCCGAACGCGGGCGCAGACGCCGGCCTTGCTGAAGGGACTGGTTTTCGGGCCGACCGGCCGGGCAATGACGCCCACGCACACGCGGAAGGGCGGCAAGCTCTACCGCTATTACGTCTCCACCGATGTGCTCAAGCGTGATCCCGACGCATGCACGGTGAAGCGAGTACCGGCCGCCGAGATTGAGAGCGCCGTGATCGAACAGGTGCGCGGCTTGCTGCGATCGCCAGAGATCATCGTCCGCACATGGCGAGCAGCGCTCCAATCCCTGGACGGTCTCAGTGAAGCCGATGTGCGTGAAGCGTTGAAACGGCTCGATCCGCTTTGGGATGAACTGTTCCCGGCCGAGCAGGCCCGGGTCATCCAGCTTCTGGTCGAGCGGATCGAGGTGGCCCCGGATGGCGCCGACATTCGGATGCGAACGGAGGGCCTGACGAAGTTGGTTGCGGATCTTAGCGCGATCAAACCGGAAGGCAGGAGGGCTGCCTGATGGCCACGCCGAAACTAAGCGATGACGGCCGTACCGTCACGGTGCGGGTGCCGATTTCGATACGACAGCGCGGAGGCCGGAAGCTCGTTCTCGCCCCCGATGGCAGGCACCTCACGACGGCGCCCGTCTGCCGCCACATCGACAGCACCATGGTCAAGGCGATCGCCCGAGCATTCCGCTGGCGTGAATTGCTAGAAAACGGCAAATACGCGACCATCGCTGAGATCGCCGCAGCCGAGAAGATCAATGAGTCTTACGTGGGGCGTGTATTACGACTGACTTTGCTAGCACCGGACATCGTGGAGGCGATACTGAATGGGCGGCATCCGACCAAGCTGCAACTGGACGTCCTGATGAAGCGGTTCCCGGTGGAGTGGAGTGAGCAGCGAGCGCACACGCTTGGACGCTTGCGAGTGGAGTCTTTTTGGTCTGCCGATCCCTCCACAACAGACCCTGCCATATGATCTCGCCGGTCTGTTAACGGGTTTTCTATATAGGTGTGCCGGGCTATGCTGCAAAACGCGCTTCGTTTCGCGCCAAAGCCTATGGCACAATAATTATGGCGTCGGCACAACAACTTATCGGTCTGATCAAGAGTCACGCCGAGGGCGACGAGGCTCGATTCTTCGACCTTGCAATGCAGCTCGCGGCCGCCGAGGCACAAAAAGGCCATAAGCGCTTGGCCGAGCAACTACGGCAATGGGCGGAGGCCAGTCGCAGCCCCTCGACTTCTATCCATCGTTCCAGACCCACGCCACTTGCAGCTCCCCGCGGCGACCTCGCCGGCCTATTAAGTGCTGGCTATCCTACTGCGCGCCTCGGCGACTTGATCTTGCCATCCCACTTGGAAAATGAGCTCGCTCACGTCGTCACTGAAGTCCGGATGACTGAACTTTTGGAAGCGAAAGGACTGCGCCCGCGGCGACGGCTTTTGTTGGCGGGCCCCCCTGGAACTGGGAAGACATTGACGGCTTCTGCACTTGCAGGAGAGCTCAAATTCCCCCTTTTCACAGTCCTGCTTCATGGCTTGATCACAAAATTCATGGGTGAGACCGCACAGAAGTTGCGCATGATTTTTGACAGCGTGCGAACAATCCGCGGTGTTTATTTATTTGACGAGATCGATGCGCTGGCAGCCGCTCGGGGCACTGAAAATGATGTCGGTGAGGCGCGCCGCATTCTTAATTCCTTTCTTCAGTTCTTGGACGAAGACACGGGGCCTTCAATCGTCGTTGCCACGACCAATCTCCCGAGAATTCTTGATCGTGCTATTCTGCGACGCTTCGATTTGGTCTTACGCTACGAAATGCCGTCTGGTCATGCCATCGAGAAAGCCATGCGGCGCCGGCTAATTGGATTCGATGCAAGCAGTATTAACTGGTCCGTTGTCGCCAACTGTGCGGAGGGGCTGTCGACGGCAGACGTCGTTGCAGCAGGAGAAGATGCCGCGCGCAGAGCAGTACTAACAAACTCGAACCTCATCGAGACATCTGCTGTAATAGCCTCCCTTGAGCGCCGGCGCTCTTTACACGGAATAGGGGCAGGAGCGAATGCCGAGGGATCGCCAGCACTTTATTTTAAGCGGACTCGGTCAAGTCGAAGCGTTCAAAGCAAAAGGCGGCGGGGGCTCAAAAAAGAGGCCCAGTGATGTCGCCAATCGGGCAGGCCACGCACGCGCTCTTCTGCAGGCCCTCGACGCGCTTCCTGATATCACCGCTGAGGCCCGTCCAGGCGTCTACCTTGACGTTCAAGGCCGCCCCGGTGAGGTCATGGTCACCGGAAGCCTTAATGTCAGCGATCTAACGCTACTGAAAGCTGATCCTGCCCGGCCTGACGGCGAACAGCCTGGGCGAGCAACCGTTTTTGCCACAGCAAAAGGGCTGCAGAATCTTCGAAACAAGATTGACCAGTTCGCCGAGAAAAATCGTTCCCGCGAAGATGGCGAAGAAGGGCGGCCCTATAACGCCGATCTTGTACAAAGCATTGGCGCAATCGTTGAAGCAGGGCTTCGAGCGCTGTGGCGCAGTCCAGATCGCACGTTTCCCGAAGGCACCGATCCTGTTGCTTGGGAAATCTGGTTGGACAAAAGTCAGGCCGATAACTTCATTGCTCACGCGGAGGAATACGGCGTCACCGTGGGTGCTGATCGTTTGGAATTTCCCGAAGATACGGTGGTCATTGCAACAGCAACTCGTGACGCGCTCGCACTGGCGGTCCGTCGCCTGGCAAGTGTACGGGCGCTAGCTGCTCCAAGCGTTACTGCCGAGTTTTTCGACGCAATGGACATTGAAGAACAACAAGAATGGCTCGATGCATTGCGAGCGAGGACAACCTTCGTCGCAGGAAACGATCTTAGCTATATCACCCTATTGGATAGAGGCGTTGGTCGTGCTCATCCCCTTATTGCCCCTGCCTTAAGCGCAAATGATCGGCATGCAGCCGATCCAGCCTGGGCTGTCGAGGATCTTGTTGGGCATGGCACCCAATTGGCTGGTCTAGCGCTCTTTGGCGATTTGACTGTCGCACTGCAAAACGTGGCCCCTATTCAAATAGCCCACCGATTAGAATCGGCGAAAATCATACCCGATGCGGGACAGAACCCTCACCATCTCCTCGGAGCCATGACGCGCGCAGGTATTAATGCGGCTGAAGCTACAGCTGATCGGCGTCGAACTTTTGCGATGGCGAGCACAACGGAAGACGATACTCCTCATGACGGCGCACCTACTTCGTGGTCGAGCGAAATTGATCAGTTGGCAGTAGGCACCTCTGGCCTAAAGAAAATTCCGCGCCTTCTTCTTGTCTCTGCAGGGAACACCGATCAGAACCTGTTCGGAAATAGCGACTACCTCGTCACTTCACATCTTCTCCAGAATGAGATCGAGTCACCGGCACATGCCTGGAATGCAATTTGCGTCGGCGCTTACACCGAAAAAAACGTGCTACCTGCTGGTCAACCGGGCGTGGCCCTTGCTCCTCCGGGCGACCTTGCGCCATCCTCACGGACGGCAAGCTGGCTTTCATATTGGCCGATCAAGCCCGATGTTGTGTTTGAAGGCGGCAATTGGCTCGTAAACGGTCCTCCACCGCCTTTGGGCCATTCTGCGCTTTCGCTGCTAACAACGGACCATCAATTTCCGACGCGAGCCTTCACGACGTGCGCGGAAACCAGCGCTGCGACAGCTCTCGCGGCACGCGCCATTACCGAGTTGTGGTCAGACTATCCGCAGCTTTGGCCAGAGACCATCCGGGCGCTGTTTGTCTCTTCAGCACGCTGGACGCAGCAGATGCGGAGTCACCTCCCGGCCACCCCGGCTAAGGGTGATTATGGACCGCTGTTTCAGAGATACGGCTATGGCGTGCCAGATATGGAGCGCGCTCGCCGAAGCGCCTCGAATGCTCTGACGTTGATTGTCGAAAACACAATCACGCCGTTCCAAAAGGGCAAAAAGCCAAGCTCAGACCATGTCCATAATGAGATGAAGGTGTTCGAGCTTCCCTGGCCGGTCGAGGAATTACGAAAGCTCACCAATACCCTCATCACATTGCGGGTTGCCCTGAGTACGTTTATTCAGCCCAATCCCTCTGAGCCGGCCCGCGGAGATAAATTCCGATACGCGTCACACAACCTTCGCTTCAAATTGAATCGACCGAACGAAGGAAAGGCAGAGTTTCTCGCAAGGATCAGCAAACTTGCCGAGCAGCCCGAGGGTCTGGTCGTCGAAGAAGATGACGGCTGGGTGTTCGGCCGCAATCGACGAGATGTTGGCTCGATCCAAGTGGACGAACTGACATGTCGAGCATCGGACCTTGCGCGTCGCAATATTGTAGCCGTTCATCCGGTTTCGGGATGGTGGAAGAAGAAGACTGTCGCCGATCCAGAAAAGCAGGTGGCGCGTTTTGCCCTGATTGTTGAGATCGATGCCGGAACAGTGGACACAGATTTGTACGCCGAAGTGCAAACCGCAGTAGAAAATCTCGCCGTGATTGAAACTAAGGTCTAGACCATCTGGGATTTCCGGGTGCATTTGTACGCTACGAGGCGAAAATTCCTCGTGTATCATGGGACACCGACACGAGATGGGAATCAATCTCGTCGTAGCGGTAACTGATGACGACTGGTTCGAGATGCTTCGACGGCATCCGAGCCTGGGCGAGGTGAATTTCTGGGCACCGTCAGCCGCGAGTTTTCGAGCGCTCCAGCCTGGCGAGATGTTTCTGTTCAAACTCCATGCGCCTCGGAACGTAATCGTCGGTGGCGGCATATTCGCCTATGCCAACGCGCTGCCATGTTCTCTTGCGTGGGCCGCTTTCGGCGAGGCCAATGGTGCTCGATCGGCCCAGGAGATGCGGTCGCGCATTGCCCGCTACCGCAGGACTGACCCAAGCGATCGGAGCGACTTTGAGATCGGTTGTCGTATCCTCACCCAGCCCTTCTTCTTCGAGGAGGCTGACTGGATTTCTGTGCCGCCAAGTTGGTCCCCGAACATCGTCTCGTTCAAAACCTACGCCACCACAAATGGCGAGGGCTTGGCTTTGTGGGAAGCGGTCGAAGAACGTCTCTCCCGGCTTCAGTCGTTGGACATTTCTGAGCCAGGTTCTCGGTTTGGTGAGCCGCATCTCATTCGCCCACGTCTTGGACAGGGTGCGTTCAGGGTGCTCGTGACAGATATCTATCGGCGGCGCTGTGCGGTCACACAAGAGCGAACGCTGCCAGCGTTAGAAGCGGCGCATATAAGACCCTACGGAGACGGCGGCACGCACGAGGCCAGGAATGGACTACTCCTACGTCGTGATATTCATAGTCTGTTTGATGCCGGCTACGTGACGGTAACTCCTGGTCTGCGGTTTGAAGTCAGCCGGCGTATACGGGAGGAGTTCTAGAACGGCAGACATTATTACGCACTTCACGGTCACAAGATTGAGCCGCCTTCGGATATTGGTCAGCGACCTGACCCTGATACGTTGACATGGCACAACGAACATTGTTTCAGGGGATGACAGGTGGCAACGATCACTGTCGACGACCCTGATACTGCTGTTCGAGTAGCAGCCTTCGATCATGTGCGAAAGCTGGGCGAAGTCCATGATCATTTAACAGCCGCCGAACTGAAGCCGGGATTCGAATTTCAAGGCCAGCGCATACCGCTCATCAATCCGCAGCGCGGCATATTCAAGCCACAGCAGATGCGCTTTCTTTTGTCGATCAAGACCGTGTTTCCTAGACCGGGTGGCAAGGTTTGGTACGATGACCAGCGCGACGTACATCGTCAGATATTTGAAGGCGACGAAACTGTCGAATACGCGTTTATGGGACAGAACCCGGATGCAGCCGATAACCGTTGGCTACGCGAAGCATTCGAAAATCAGGTTCCGATCATCTATTTCCTCGGCATTGCACCCGGTCGCTACCAAGCGATGCTTTCGTGTTTTATTTCGGGTTGGGACAGTATAGCGCTGAAAGCACGCGTGGCATTCAGTGTCCCCGATGAAGAGACGTTGTCTCCTCCGGGGAACGCGCTAGAGCGGCGTTACGCCCTCCGTGCGGTAAAGCAACGACTACACCAAGCATCGTTTCGAGAAGCAGTCATTGCTGCTTACAATGGCCGCTGCGCGCTATCGGGATTGCCGGAGCCGCTGCTGCCGGACGCCGCTCATATCGTTGCCGACAAGGACGAGAAGCTCGGTCAACCAGTGATCCCAAACGGCATTCCCCTGTCAAAAATCCATCACGCTGCTTTCGATGCTCATCTTATCGGAATCGATCCGGACTATCGGTTGCACGTGTCTGACCGGTTGTTGGCACAGAATGATGGTCCTATGCTTGAAGCATTGAAGCGGCTGAACGGCGAGAGCATCCACCTGCCGGGCCGAGTCAGGGATCGTCCGGATAGGGATCGGCTGGCAATAAGGTTCGAGCGTTTCAAATCAGCGGCGTGAGCCGATCAGAGGTTCAGAACTGACCACCGAGCGAACTGAAAAGGTAAGCATGGTCAACGCCCGCGTTGGATTTTTAGCACCCCTGCTACCCCGCGATTTCTCTGCAAAGTGCGGAGGTCTCCGTTCTAAAAATAGATTCAAAATCAGTCACTTACGAAATCCGTACTAAATCCGCGCAGTCGGGAGGTTTGGAGACAAACGGCCGGTGAGAGACAATTTCGGATCTCAGCCGGTGCACCGCAGTCTGGAGGTTTGTGCGCGAAGCCCGTGGTTATTGGCGATTTCACCGCGCCAAAACCCGACGGAGAAAGTTGGTGGCGACAAGACTGGCGGAGGGAGAGGTACTGGCAGCTAACCCTCTCTGCGTAACTCAACGAAGTGCAACACGTTATTTCAATCAAGACGCAGATCGATCAAATCCGGATATGGCGATATCCGTTGTTCTATATCACGGTGAAGTACGACTTTGTCGAAATGAGAAAGCCTTTCATCGTATTTCAGATTGTCGCCACAAGCCAAGATGGTCACAAACCCATCGTGAGCAAGGACCGTTCTTGGCCGTGTGGCGGAAGCCGCCCAACATAGCGCTCGGCGCGGATAGCTTTCTGCTTGTCCCGGTCCCAAATTTTCGTCGGATGGTTTGACTTCGACATGGACGGCAAATCGGAGTCCGTTGGGCACCTCGAGAATTATGAGAATATCTGTCTCAATACCAGTGCCTATCTTGCATGAGCATCGGCTGTCTTTCGGACAAAAATAGTTGAACCAGAACCATTTTCTGGCACGTGCGGTGGACCTTAAGGCCGCTTGGCTTTCGGGGAGAGCACGCGCGGTGACAGCCATATCGGCAAGCTTGGTCCCCGCTAAAAACCATTCTCTGAAACTCACGTCGTTGAGAATCGCGTTTGCTAGCGGCCGGGCGTAAAGGAATTCGCTTGGTGAATAGTTCGCCATTCCGGCACGGGGGTTGATGATATGACTGATCAACCTTAGTGCTCGGGCTGCTCATTGTCACTGACCGGAAACCCAATGTTGCGAAAAAAGGCCATCATGCAGGCGTTACATACCGGTTCTCTCAGTTGGATTTTGTCTAGATTTTCGCGAAACTCCTCTCGCTCGCTGGCCCACATGCCAGAGCACAGTACACATTGATCTTCGCTCACAAAATCTGTCATCGAACGTCTGCTATAAAGAATTTCTATTTCCTTTTGGATTGCTTGCCTTTCTTGTGGCTATTCAATTTCTCAATAAGCATCGCGGTGTCTTTGTAATAAGGCACAACTTCACCACTAAGCTTTAGGGTTATAGGCTTACCTTTCCTGTCGAGAGATTTTCCTGCCCGAACTCGAATCCATTTCTCCGTGACGGAATACTCAATGACATCTCGCCTATCTTTACCATTGAAGCGAACACTTATACCTCGGTCAAGAACGCGAAAATTATAGTAAGGACTATCTGGTTCAACGCTCAATCGTTCGGGCGCAAGCAAAGCCACAGTTAGACGTTGTGCTAAATTCAGAGTGCCATTGTACTCTTCCAGCGAGGAACTACCCTTTGCAACATTGCAATAGGAACACGCCGCCAATGTATTCTCAAATTTATCGGCGCCACCTCGAGATCGCGGAACGATGTGATCGATTGTTGCCCGCCTATCCTCCGCGCCAGGAGCGGAGATCTCGGTAATTTCTATATTGCAATATGCACAAAGCCCGTTCTGAGAAACCAAGTGCGTCGCTAGCCATTGTCTTCTTTGCTCCGCCTGCGCCGCGTAACTCGTCAGGCTATTGGACTTCCAGGCGGCCTCTATCTCGGCTTCTTTCTGGGTTTCGAGACTTTGCAGTCTCGTTTTCAAATTGGAATCACGCGATGGCTTCTTTCCCATCGTGCTCCGCTCCGAACCTGAACTAAATGAACATCGTAAATTCCGGGCTGGTGGCAAGTAGCGTCAAATTCAGGATCGCTTTGGCTAGCCCTCTCCATATGCCAGCTCAAAATATTCCAACCTATGACTTATAGCTCGGCTGTATGAAAGATGGCGGCGGAGCAACTAGACCCGACGGAACACTTGATCGCTGCTCTGGCAACGTCGGGAGTGCACCGCCAAGTGCAACGGCGATTTGCGGGTAGGGTTCAACCAAATCTGGATTGGTTTCGCGGACACCAGCGGCAATCGGCTCACGTAAATCAAACGTAACGTGCTTGCCCTCATAGTCGATGCCATTTTTTTCAAGCTCTGCAATGATTGGCAGTGACGACCCGCCTCCCGTTGCAACCAAGTTTATCCGGTTCAAATCGCCGGAAACGACGGCGGCGGATCGCGCAACCATTTCTCGAATTTGGTTAGAGAAGGTCTCTACTGGCGGATATGCTTGAAACTCGGTGAGCGTCACTCTGACCGTTTCATCCGTGGGCAAGGGGACGATCACTTCTCCAGTTTTGAATAATTGCTCTTTTAAGACACGTCTATCTCTACGGATAGCCATCGCCGCCGCCCGATACTCCTCCGATTCAGGGACGAGAGCACTTTTTTCCAAAATCAGCTTCTGAAGTGCGGTGTCCAAGACGTTACCCGCCATATTCTTTGCATCAGCCGCGCCACTGATTTCGAAGAGCCGAGAACGCTCCCATTCGGGATTATTGACACAAACAAATCCGGCCACATCAGTGGTGCCAGCGCCAATGTCTACTATTAGGAAGGTTTCTCTCTTGTTTTCCGGCGTCGCCAGAAGCGCACCAGCGCCTGCCGCTGTAGCCTCTCTTACTGGCTCGTAGATGAGAGACAGGGGGAGACCTTCTTCGTCCAAGCGCTTCAGTTGATCTAGCAAGCTCCGCGCTTCGGAAGCCGAAATACTTTGCTCAAGCACATCACCAGCTGATCGCGCAAGAACTATTGCCTCGGCCATCATCACGCGCATCTCAATTTCATTCTTTTCTTTGCTCGCACTTTTCCAAGCTGGGTGCGCAAAGCGCCGCCTGACGTCTACAGACAAGCCCTTACCAGTTAGAGCAGATTCAGTAAGATGCATTAGGTGGGCGAGGTACAACACCAAGATATCGCGCCGCGAAAAGCTTTGTGTTGGATCTTGCGAGGCGTCTAGTTTGCTTTTGTCGAGGAGTGAAACGTCTGTATTTAGCGTGATGAATTGCTTGATCGAATCAATGAGCCTGTCCGGCGGCGACTGGGTATCATCGAGTTGCTTGCGGGCTGCCGAACCGAAATAGATTCGGCCTGAATCGATCATGAGCTCTGATGGCGTCGTCAGAGTCGTTCCAGTGGTGCCATCTCCGATTGGGAGATCGATAAGGTCCGGCTGACTTGCACCGTGTTCGATGCTGGCAAATGCCTTGGAGAACGATGTACCAAAATCGACGCAAACCATAACACTAAGATCAATGTCTTCCACATTGATGCCTTTGATAGTCAGCGGTGGGCTGACTGGCGGAGTTGAGCCCGGTGCTTCTACGGACGGTCGGGGCTGAACTGCAGACGCCTCAACATTGAGCAATGTCGCGAGCGCCTCAACCTCTCGCGTCGTCAGAAATGTCTTCTCAGCTGACGAAGTTGCGCGTTCTAACAGATTTAAAAGCAAGTCATTTGCAAGCGATTTATCCACTGGAAGCCCCCTTACGATTTCACTGCCTTTCAACTATTGCCTTTAAAATGATGCGTAGACTTCGACCTTCCGTTTGTCGATTGACCCCCGGCACGCTTATTCTAACGGCGCTCAAGCGTTGAAGTGCGCCTTCCCCTTCGTGGATTGCTGGATCGTATTGAACGACTTCTCCACGAGCCCCGTAAGTTGACAGGCCTCGCTTTGTGGCCAGCGCTTTTACCCATTGAACGATCAGGTCCGAACGTGCTGCAGCAGACCGCAGAATCGAAGCGTGCGAAGGTTCAAACACTTCGAGGCTTTCGGCCACCGTATTCAATGCCTGAGATCCGGCATTTTCTGTGTCAGTTGCAAGAAGAAGACGCGCAAGTAACTCATCTGTGGCCAGCTCGTTCAGGTCTCGAACAGAATCATGCGACTTAGTTTCTGTTAGGCTATGGCCGGTGGCGAGCCAATGTGAAAGCTCTGCACTGAGACTTGGATCGGCAGAGCTTACATCTCGCCCCAGCGAGTCAATTCGCTGCTGGCCTAGCGCAGCAACTAGAGCCTGCCTTAGTTCATGGTCGGCAATGCCCTGCCTTGCGAGCACATGTAGACCGCTGAATGCGAGTTTTGCGATCCGATCAGACTTTTCTTCGATTGGATCTGGTGGGCGAGCGGGACGCCACCAACTCCTCACTGAGCCGGCCGCACGATACATGTCCGAATCGAACAGCGCGTCAAAACGTAACCGAAAAATCTGAATTAGGAGCTCTAATATTCGCAGCCCTGCCTCTTCGCGCAGTTTCGACGATTCCGCTCCCTTGCCTCCTCCTGCTTGGATAACAAGGCTGTGAAATGCTTTCCCAAATCCCTGCCCAGTTGGAATGTCTGCCGTAAGTAGAGACTGTCCAATCGCTTCTGCTATTCGAGTTACTTTACGGTATGTTCCTTCTGGGGATTCATTGGTTGCTTTGAGATGGTCCGACAGCGACTGCCCGACGGTTTGCAATACCTCTGCCAGGCTTGTTGCTCGGCTCACCGCTAAATCAGCCCAGGCTACTCGAGAGGCGCGCTCGGTAACTGCTGCCCTGGCTAACTCTCCCGCCGCATACTGCTTGATCCAAGCAGCATGAGAAGCTGCCACTCCTTTGGCCAAATAGTATCGGTCGTCGGCGTTGCCCCAGTTGCCCACCGCAGGAAGCGGTTCGACTAGTCCGCGCTGCAATATCGGATAGACAACATTTAATATCGGCTTCGATACTTCCCCTGCCTTGCCCAAGAGCGACGTGGCTTCCAATCGCCGTTCGTCTGATTCCGGAGCGCGCAAGACCTCAGCAAGAATTTTAATGGCAGCCGACGTCGGCTCTTCGTCGAGCTTTTCTTTACGAAACTGACGGGACTCGATGAGTGACTTGAGGAGAGTTGTTGCGCGCGCGAAGTTGTTCGGGAATTCACCTGCAGTTGCGGCGTCGGATTTGTCGTTGTCGGTCATTGACTGCTTCACGAGCGTGGCGTCGGTTCTGAGGCGCCCGCGGAGTACTCACCGAGCATCGGGTTGCCTGGCTGCGAGATCGTTTGATCAACCCGACGACGGCAGATCCAATGTTTGTGGCAGTGTAACTGAAACACCGGCTGTCATCCAGAGATCGAGATCGGGATCGGGAAACTTCCGTTTATGGCGCCGCAGGGCTCTCTCGAACGAGAACCAAGTGTTGGTGTTGAGCGGGTATAGATGCTTGGTAGAGATCGAGGCGCAAGCTACGTTTTACGTAGAACGCCAGCGCACGTCGGATTGTGAGGTTCAGAGTCTCTCCCTTGAAACCGTAGTCATGTCGAACGGCTGCAAGCTGATCTTCAGATAAGCCTGGATTTGGTTTGAGGCTGAGCGTGATGTGCTGTTGCCATTCGAGATCATTGACGGGATCGCTCGCGGCAGAGCCAGCGACCTTCAACCCGTAGATACGACCAAGAACGAAGTCACGGAATTCTCCGAGGGCCGGATCAAAGGCGCGTGCGTGCCAGCGCATTCCATCGAATACAAGTGCATGCGGCTCGATTTCTCGGTCGCGGGATTTAGGCTGCGTGAAAGACTGGTAGCGGATATCGAGGCGCTGCCGATGCCGAATGGCCTGAACCACTGCACGCAGGATGTTGGCGTCGACCGGCCTTGCCGGAACAGGGACCAAATCCGCTGGTGGCACGTCATTGATTGTCGCGAAGCTGTTGAACAGCAGCCCAGCTTGGCGCGCGTGAAGTTCGGATAGATACCGCGAGGCGTCAGGCGCCTCAAAGATCGGCGCGAACTTTTCCGTGGGCACGTAACGCTTGCGCCTTTTGTCGTAGCTGATGTTGTCCGGCGCGAGCGCAATATAACGGGCGATGTCGGCCGACGCCTGGCCCAACGATACGCCGAAGCGCTCCATCAATTCGCCGCGGCTGACCTCGCCCTCCCAAAACAGCCTAGCCTCGAGGAACGTCATGCGTTTTTCAACGCCCCATCGCAGCGACGGGGATTCCTCAGGCGTCCTGGGGATTGACTCAAGTTTCTTGATGGGCATAGTTTATGAACATATCAAGTAACTGTTTGAGATTGGTTACCATGCGTATCGTGTTATCCGACTCGTCCGCCCCTGTCACCGGTACCCGCGCACGAGCGGGCGATGGCGCACCACTATTGAGGGGGCGGCAATGAATTACGGCCAGACCGCCAAAGTATTGATTGAGAAACGGAATTGGGCCAACGAGCATCTGCCAACCTATGGCACGCTGATCTGTTATGACCTCGCCCTCCACGTGCTCAGCGCCGTCGGCGGGGAGACGCCCGTCGGTCTGAAGCAGCTTTACCGGACGCTCCCTTATAGCGAGGCGCATCTCCGGCGGCAGCTTCGTCGGTTCGAAGAGGATCAGTGGGTACGGTCGAAGCCGAACCCAGATGACGCTCGAAACCGGTTCATCGAGCCAACGGAAAAGATGCTCCAGGCGTACCGGGAGTATTTCCTGCTCTATCTTGCGGTCGCGGCAAACATCTCTGCACACGTGGAATCGCGACAATGAGCGCGAAGTTGGAGAGCCGCGGTCAAATGCGGCTCGCACCGCGTGTGTTAGCGCCGCGGGACAGGCGGAGCTTGGGAAGCCGGACGACATCTCTGTTCAGCCAGCGTTGCGAGATATTGCTGTCGGCTCTGAAGCGCCGCCGCCTCCTTGCTGGCCGTGCCTTGCCAGTCCATCCCGAACCACAAAATCGGAATGAACAGACCTGCCACTCCCGCGGCGACGTTCTGTCCGACCTTGAGGCCCTCCTCGGTTGCAAGTTCAGACACCTTTTTATTGTTGGCCTCCACCTCTGCCATGATCGCCGGGCAGTCCATGTACCGATCCTGAGGCTGGACGACCGCCACAGGCTGTGGCGCACGGCCGGCACAGCCCACTGAGCACAACGCCATGGCGCTGATCACGACGAGTAATATCGATTTTGTAAGTCTGAAAACGCATTCACTGCTGTGTCTGGAGAAGTCGGATTTGAACATGCAGTTCTTCTCCAACAACGCGATCGTCTGCGGTGAGTTGATTCTTCACGTGCACCGCCTCGCGCTTATCAACCCTCCAGAAAATGCTCCCATCAATAAACAAGAAACACGAGAACTATCGTCGCTCATTAAGAGCGCTCATTTTAATCGACAATTTCGTGGCCGGCTTTATTCACGCATGCCGATCATCCATGATCGAAATGTGCGGCGCGCCAGTTAAGTACCAGCAACGATGAAGAGACAACGCAGACCGAGATTCCAAATGCCAACTCTTATCTTGACCTTCGCCTTGCTGACGGTGATATCGACAAGCAACCCAGCTGCCGCACAACAACAGATTATCGGCGTTGCTTCCGCCATCGATGGCGACACAGTCGAAATCCACGGACAGCGTATTCGCCTCTTTGGCATCGACGCTCCCGAAAGCAGCCAGCTCTGTACGCGACAGACTGGAGAGCGCTGGCGTTGTGGACAGCAAGCCAGCCTTGCTCTGGCCGATCTAGTCGGTCGTGCGAGCATCAGCTGTCAGCCGCGCGACATTGATCGCCATCACCGCGTGGTAGCGGTTTGCTCAAAAGCGGGCGAAGACCTAAGCCGCTGGATGATTACAAATGGCTGGGCCGTAGCTTTCCGGCGATATTCGCTAAACTACGTTGCCGATGAGGACGGAGCTCGCCAACGACGGATCAATATCTGGTCCGGCGACTTCGACATGCCATGGGAGTGGCGGGCCCGTCGGCGAAACTATTGACCCGTGAAATATCCTGACCTCGTAGCTGACGCCATTTGGAAGTGCGGATGAAAAGGACATCGCTGACCCATCCTCTGCAGATCGCATCGGTATCCGCTGGATCCGAGCTAGGGCGAGTAGGGGTTACTTTCTGTCCTGGCAAATATGATCGGCAAGCGATGACAGGAGAGTGGGATCGTGATCTCGCACTTGATCTCGACGCTGTTCGCGATTGGGGGGCAGCCGCGGTTGTTACACTTCTAGAACCGAAGGAGCTGACCTTGCTCCGCGTGGAACGTCTCGGCGAGGAAGTACTGCGTCGGAATATGCTTTGGTTTCATCTTCCAATCGTTGATGTGTCAACTCCGAGCGAGCAATTTGAGCAGGAGTGGGACGTTGCCGGTGAAGACTTGCGCTCGATGTTGCGCCGCAGGCTGGACGTGATGGTCCATTGCCGCGGGGGCCTCGGACGCGCTGGTACGATAGCGGCGCGCCTTATAATTGAACTCGGCGCGAACCCGATAGCGGCTATCGCGCAGGTGCGCGCGGCGCGACCAGGCGCAATCGAAACCCCTGAGCAGGAGGCGTTTGTATTAGGGATCGGTACCGCGCTGAAATAGCCATCCAGGGGCGATCAATGGACTGGTTTGAACGAATTACCGGATTTCGCGAAGCAGATTACCAAGACACGCGCGCCAAGCTCGTGGTTGAGGGGAGCCGATTGCGATCCCTGATTAATGGAAAAAGCTATCGCATCGGAGAGCTCGAGTTGGTGCCATTGCAGGCCTTGCGCGAACGGGCACGATCTGCCGGCGGATTGCCCGGGCAGCTCAAAGTTAAAGTCGTCATTGGCGACGTGCGGAAAATGCACCGAGCACCCGAGCATACCGACGCGTTGTTCCAAGTCGCATCTCAGTTCAATTTGTTGGAGATGGTCTCGCCAACGGTCACCCCGGAGCAAGGCGTGACTCGCTACCAACATGACCACACTCAAGGCCCAGCATGCGCGATCGCCGCCGGTGCAGCAACGATCTACCGCAACTATTTTGCGCCTCTAGACGGTGGCCACGGGCAAACAACCGATCAGCAGTTCGACGGTTTAGCGGACCTCGGCGTAGCTCTGAGCCGCGCGCTGGAGCAACCGGTCAAAGCTCTTTGGACAATGCAGAACGGCTACGCGTTGTGTACTCAGGCTGGGCTTAACACGATCGCAGAATATCTTGCAGCGCAACAGCCGAAACAGATTGATGCCCTGCGCGGAAAACTGTGCATCGGAATACACCGCGACATCGAAGTCACCGATGCCTCGGGAGAGGATCGTCCCCTCATTTCCCAAGCCTTTTGCTCCGCTCTCCCAGTCGCTTACAGCCGCGTTCGGTCTTCTTACTGGGAGCCGTTTGCAAGATTGGTTTTGGAGGCAGCCTATGAAGCCACGATGTGGGCTGCCGTGCAGAACGCACAGCGCGGCGCATCCAACATTGTCCTCCTTACATTTCTTGGCGGGGGTGCATTTGGCAATGAAGATTCATGGATTCATGGTGCGATGCGACGCGCTCTGAAAATGATGTCGGGATTTGACCTTGACGTCAGGCTCGTGAGCTATGGGACGCCATCAAAAGCGATAGTGCGGCTGGCAGAGAATTTTCACTGACAATCCGAAACGGAAACGCCTGTTGTTGGATCGCGACTAGGTGCCATGATGAGATCGGCTTGTAATACCGCGTCCTAGCCAGCCCAGGGTCGACCTTTCCATCAGGCTCCGTCACCAAGGATGAGAAGCCATGCGGCGCACAATTGTGGTGCACACCAGACTGGCGGGGCATATGGCCCGGGTCGACGCCGCCCGTGCCGGGGCGCACGGTATTCAAATCCTCACGATGGGCCAGCTGGCCGCGCGTCTCGCCGGCGGTTTTCTTGCACCGATCGATTCAGAGGCCCTTCGGGATGCTATCCGCGAAGCTCTGCCTGAAACGGATCTCGGTGAGCTCGAGAGCATCAAGACCTTGCCCGGCATGGTGCGGGCCGCCGTCAGCACTCTGGATAAGGTATGGCGAGCCGACATCGACCTCTCGTCGTCGTCTCATCCGCGGCTGAAGGCATTGGCAGCGCTGGAAGAGAACGTCTTGCGCCGGCTTCCGCCGTCGATGAAGAAACCGAAAGTACTTGTCGATCTGGCCCGCGCCCGCATCGCGCATGCACCAGCCGTGCTGGGACCGATCGAAATCCACGGCCACAGCGAAACGCCAGTGTGTTGGCGCCCGCTATTGTTTGCACTTGCAGGCAGCGTCCCGGTCACCTGGGTGGCTGGACCCCGATCGGTCCCGGCGTGGCTGACCGGCCAGAACATCGAAATTCAACGAACCGAGCCGAATAAAACGACTCCAGAGCTCTATTCTTGCGCAACGCCGCAGCATGAGGTGCTGGAAGCATTTCGCTGGATGCGTGAGCTGCTTGCCAACGGCAAGGCAAGACCGGAAGAGATTGCGATTGCTGCCGCGAGCCCCGCCGACTTCGACGATCATATGCTCGCGCTGTCGCAGGATGCGAACCTGCCGATCCATTTCGTGCAAGGCATCAAGGCTGTCACCACCGCAGACGGCCAGACCGCAGCAGCACTTGCCGACGTTCTGGTCAAAGGGATCTCACAGGAGCGCATCCGGCGCCTGCTGCGTCGATTGAACGGCACGCCTGCAATTGCAGATCTGCCACCGGATTGGTCACGCGTCCTCCCAACCGATGCCCCGCTCTCTACCGTCGAACGCTGGGAACAGGCCTTCGCAGGGGTAACGCCGGGTGACTGGCCGGGTGGTGTCGACCGGTCAGCGATCGTGCTTGGGGTCGTCCGTATCCTTGATAACGGGCCAGACGCTGCCCAGGAGGCCGGGGAACGGCTTCTTCCAAAGGTGCCGCTGAAGCTCTGGCGGCGCGCGCTTGAGGAAGGACCGGCAGCGGCGCTTCCGGTGACAATCACACATCTCAGGGTGGACGATAACCTTGAGCCCGCGTCACACCCAATTTGGACCTCGGCGATTTCGCTCGCGGCTGCACCACGCCCGTTTGTCCGATTGCTGGCGCTTAATGCCGGCCGATGGCCGCGGCGAATCTCGGAAGATCGTCTGATCCCCGACCACATCATTCCGATTAAGGAACTTGATCCATTGCCGGTTGCCGATGCCGACCGGCGCGACTTCGCAACCATCATTGCAAGCGCCAAACACGCAACGATCTCGTTCAGTCGTCGTGACGTGGAAGGCCGACTATTGGGCCGCTCGCCATTAATCGGCGATTTCAAGGAACTCTACCTCAGCCGCGGTCGCATTCCCGATCATGCCGCAAGCGAATCCGACAGACTGCTCGCGCGTCCAAGCGATTTTCAGACGACGCCGATCGCACGCTCGGGTCTTGGTGCCTGGCAGGACTGGTACAGGCCGAACATCACCGCCCACGATGGCTTGGTTGGCCGAACACACCCGCGACTGCAAAAGGTCTTCCGGCAGGCGATGTCGGCGACGTCGCTAAAGCTTCTGCTGCGCGACCCAATTCGGTTTGTCTGGCGATACGCGTTGGGATGGCGTCAGCCGGACGAAGCCGACGAACCGCTTACGCTCGATGCACTCGCCTTCGGCAACCTAGTGCACGAAACACTGCAGACGGCAGTCAGCACGCTTGAGGCAAACGGCGGCCTCGGCAAGGCTAAGGGCGACGCTATCAATAAAGCGGTCGCTGACGCGGTCGCGGCCGTGGCATCGCGGTGGGAGACTGAGCAGGCGGTGCCTCCACCCGTCATCTGGCGCAATGCCCTCGACTCGACGAGGAAGGTCTCAACAACGGCCCTGATTTACCAACCCGATCCGTTGCCCAATCAAAAAAGCTGGACCGAGGTCCCCTTCGGGATACCGGACGGTCGGGGGCGAAACGATCTTCCCTGGGATCCGTCGCGTCCGGTTGAAATCCCCCGAACAGGGATAGCTATTCAGGGCCAGATCGACCGGCTCGACCTGTCAGGCGACAATCGCCGTGCTCGGGTCATCGACTACAAGACGGGTGGCCTGAACAAAAAGATGGCCGAGGTCGTGGTCAAAGGCGGCGCCGAACTCCAACGTTGCCTCTATGCCTTCGCTGTCCGGACCCTGCTTGGAGCAAAGATCGACGTCGAAGCGTCTTTACTTTTCCCACGCGCGCCTGAAGGCCAACAGGCTCTATTCCCACTCCCTGATGTCGGTGCCACGCTCGATCTCTTGTCAGGCGCCATCGCAATCGCCCGTACGAATGTCGAGAATGGATTGGCGCTCCCCGGTCCTGATGCCGAGGGCAATTATAATGACTACGCTTTCGCACTCCCCGCCAACGCCAGTTATCTGGCGCGGAAGCGCCCACTCGCCGATCAGCAAATGGGCGATGCCATCAAGATTTGGGAGGCGGAATAATGAGCAGCGATCAACTTCCAGATAGGGCTGCGCGCACGACCGCGCTCACCCGCGTCGACCGCTCGTTCCTGGTTGAGGCAGGCGCGGGATCGGGAAAAACATCGATTATGGCCGGTCGGGTTGCTGTCCTGTTCGCGCAGGGCGTGGAACCAAAACAGGTTGCCGCAATCACCTTCACCGAATTTGCGGCCAGCGAATTGCGTATCCGCATAGAGCGGTTTGTGAATGAACTCTCCGCCGGAACGATTCCGCCCGACCTCGACAGTGCATTCCCCGAAGGAGTGTCGGCCTTACAACATCAGAACCTTGCCCGGGCAAGGAGAGCGCTCGACGAATTAGTCTGCTCAACCATTCATGGCTTTGCGCAGGCGTTGATCAAACCCTATCCGGCCGAGGCAGGAATCGATCCGGGCGCCGAGATCATCGACCCAGCTGAAGGCGACCTCGCTTTCGACGAGCTCTACCAAGTTTGGCTCAAGGAACATCTCTCCGGTGAACGCGATGACGACATCATTGCTGAACTCGTCCTCGCCAATGAAAAGCCTGGCCTCGATCTAATTCGCTCTGTCGCGGACTTCTTGCGTAGAAACCGTGATGCAAAACCTGCAAATCACGTTTGGTCGAGCGCGGCCGGTAAGAAGTTTGCATCAGCAGCCGCGGTATTCGAGCGAGAGATCGGCCGGTTCGAATTCCGAGATGATCAGACTCATGGGGCCTGCCAGGCATTTATCGAGATGGCAAAGATCCTTGGCGGGCCAAATCTGGCCACCAAGCGTCCGACCGGCCGGGCTCTGATCGAGGCAGCGGCAGTCCCCAGAGATTTGGCTTGCTTTACCCAGGCCGCGGGGAAAAGGCAGCTAAGAACCAAGGGGGCTTGGGAAAAGGCCGCCGCCGCAGCAGGCAAACGCAAGGCTGACGGAAGCATGGCATTCGATGCCTGCTTGCCGCACTACGATGCATGCCATGTCGCCTTCGACGAGCTCATGGCAATGGTGGCCGGCGAACTCCTTGCACGCGTCGTCCATGCAATGGAAAAGCTGCTGGTAGACTGGAGCGAATACAAGCGCTCCGCAGCGCTGCTGGACTTCGACGATTTGCTTTATACGGCCAAGGATCTCCTGGCCAAGAATGACGTTGTCCGGCAAGCACTCGCAACGCGCTTCCAGCACGTACTTGTCGACGAGTTCCAGGATACCGACCCGGTACAAATCGACATCTTGTGGCGATTGTGCGGAGAACCGCCGAAGGAAGGAAATCCGGACCCGCTTGCGCGCATTCTTCGAGCCGGCGCGCTGTTTCTGGTCGGAGACCCCAAACAGGCGATCTACCGCTTTCGCGGGGCTGACGTGAATGCCTATCTCGGCGCGCGCCAGGCGATAGGCAAGGCCTCAGTCCTTGAGATCGTCGCAAATTTCCGATCCGTCGAGCCCATTCTCACGTTCGTCAATGACAAGTTTGCAAACCCTCTTTCCGCAGCAGTAGGGCAGCCCGGGTTCACGGCTCTAGCTGCCACCCGCAAGGCCGAGAAGGATGCGCACTCGGTCGCAGCGCTCGATGTCATCATCGAAGACGATAAGCCCGGCGCCGACGGATTGCGCGACGCGGAGGCGGATCGGGTCGCGGAGCTCTGTTCGCGGCTGGTCGGCAACCTGCAGGTCAAAGATCGCGACAAGATGCGGGCCTGCCGCTTTGGCGACATTGCGCTGCTGGCGCCGGTTGGCACCGACCTATGGCGTTTCGAAGAAGCGCTCGAGCAGCGCGGGATCCCAGTCTCAACCCAAGCCGGAAAAGGGTTTTTTCGGCGACAGGAAATTCAAGACCTGATTGCCCTGACCCGCACAATCGCAGACGCGCGCGACACCCTTGCGCTCGGTGCGCTGCTTCGTGGCCCCCTGGTTGGTTTGTCCGAGTCCGAGCTTCTCGACATCGCCGAGGGAATTCCTGTTGATCCTCGCCGCCCAGATCGGCTGCCAAATCTCACGATCTGGACCGAACTTGAGCAAATCAATCATCCACTGGCTCGCCGCGTCATCGAGATCCTGCAGTCCCTGGCGAAAAGAGTTCGCTCGACTACCCCCTACATGTTGTTAGCGGACGCCATTAGTTTGCTCGACGCGAGGGCGCAGCTTCGTCAGAGGTTCCGAGCGAGTGCAGACCGCGCGCTTGCCAATCTCGACCTGTTCTTGGAAACGTCACGCGCTTACGACGTTCGCGGGTTGCACGCCTTTGCGCGAGACATGCGCTCGAATTGGGAAGAGCAGGTCCGTCAAGTCGAGGGCCGTCCGGACGCTGAAGAACAGTCAGTCGCCCTCATCACCATCCATGCCGCAAAAGGTCTCGAGTGGCCGGTCGTGATTCCGATCAACATGACCGGGGCACCAAAACCGGACTCTGGCTTGATGCACGACCGAAGGTCGGGCGAGTTGTCCATACCAGTGCTTGACATCGAACCAACTGGTTATGCCGCGATCAAATCCTGGAATGAGACGGAACTGGCCCGTGAGCGGGTCCGACTTTGGTATGTCGCTGCGACCAGGGCCCGAGATCTGCTCGTCTTACCGCGACATACCGCAAAGCTCTCTGATAAGTCTTGGGCACGGATTGTTGACCTCGGTCTTGCGGCGCTTCCGGCCGTCAACCCGGCAGACCTCGGCGCCGAAATACCACCCACTGCCGCTCCTGCCGAAAACACACAGACTCGCGCATTATTTGCTGACGAGGCGCAGAAGATTTCGCACGCAGCAATCACCATTCAATGGCATCGGCCCAGCCTGCATGAAACTGATGCGCTGCCATCCGAACCTATACCGGTGTTTTCGGAACCGGAGTCCGTAGAAGCGGCCGCACCTGTCGTAGAGGTAATCGGTAGCGCCACCCGCGGCACCATCCTGCACAAGCTGATGGAAGAAGTCCTGACCGGCGAGACCCAGGATACTGTCGCGGAGCTCGAAAGCCGAGCTGCTGAGTTATTGGTTCAGCTAGCCCGAGAGCCAGCGTCCGATCCGAAATTAGGCATCGCACCGAAAGAGCTCGCTTCAACGATCGTGCGGACTTTGACCCTTCCCGAGGTCGCCGCGCTGCGGCCACGCCTAGTGTCAGAGCAAACCGTGTTCGGTCACGAGGGCGACGGGACAATAGAGACGCTCGTTTCCGGAATCGCAGACGCGATCACTCGTGACGATAGTGGGAAAGTTGAAGTGATTGTCGACTGGAAAAGCGATGTGGAAATGAACCCAATCAAGCTGGCGGCGTATCGAGCACAGCTTAGCGACTATCGTAAGCACACTGGCGCCGAGCGCGCCCTGCTAGTCTTAATGACCTCCGGAACGATTTTGAATGTTTGACACGATCTTGCGTGCAAGGATCGCGGATCACTCGTCCGCTACCACCTTTATGCAGAGGCTGGACTAATCAAACGTCGATAGCGTGGCTCATGCTGAAACCACCATTTAGCTCCGAATTTGATCCCTCGGAAGAGAGTGAGGGCAGCGTTGATCCGCTCGGCTTACAGCCTGGATATGAGCGCCTCGCCGATCGGCTGCTTCCCGCAGTTACTGTACGAATGGGACGACCGCGCTTCGTGACGGCAATGGCTGTTGGCGCATGCGTCTGCGAGGGCTGGGACACAGACGCGCTTGCGGCTGACGAGATAACGCCTCCTTGGTTGGTCTGGGAATGGCTAGTTGTCGAGGCATTTGTGCGCGCCGAGGCGTCCGTTACTGGAAATTCCGGCATTCCAGGTATTCAGAAGGTTCGACGCGCTGTCCGCAATCAGAGGCCGGTTAGCGCGGCTGCATATCTGAAAACCCCAGGTACCTTTGGGTTCACCGGCGTATTTCGCCGACTCGCGCTTCAAGTTGGTATTCTCACTGAGGATGGTCGTCTTGACGACGGAGGCTATGAACTGGTCACAGCATGGGCGAAAGACCAGGGGTTAAGCGGCATAATCGATGCGTCCAGCGGTGACGGACATGATTGGCGAGAGCGGCTTCGGCGTGCCGTATCGCAGGGCATGGAAAAAGGTCACACAACTCCCCACGCAGGTGAATTTTGGCGCGATCTGGCTCATCGATTCGATCCATCGAGACCCGGTCGTAACGAGGCAAGAGTCTTGCTTGGTCGCATTCTGTCGCGGGCCGGCCCGCTGGATATGGTTGAGCGTCTGCACAATGCTCTCGTTGCAAAAAGGGGCCTAACAAACCGGGACGAAGAAGCACCCTTTCTCCGAAGCCTGGCTAGGTCCGCTCCGAGCGAGTTACGCCAACTTCTGACAGCAATCGACGCCTATGAGGCGTTCGGTCGTACCATCACCGACGCTTTTGATGGCTTGCGATACTGCGCCTCTATCAATGGCGGGCTGGCAGTGGATGCGAAGGCCTTTTCCGAAACCAAAGCTGCCACGCGAGCAATTAAGTCATTGGCTTCTAGCATTGCACGAATTCGGAATCACCCAACATTGCTTGAATGGGAGCGCGAACGGGCTGGCCTGATGCAGGCAGTGGAGACTTTTGATGAGGTCCGGAACAGCGCTGATCTATTTCAGGCAATCCTGAATCATCATGAGCAGGTCCAGGCGAACAAGCCACCCAACGGAAAACGTACCTGGTTTGAGCGCGCACTGCGGGGAAGAATAGTAGTGCGATCTGGCTATTCCTTACTCGAGTCGCCAGATGGCGAGAATGACTACGTCCATGAGTACAGAATTCGAACCTTCTCGGGGTTCCTGGCAGATTTAGGCGCCTTCCGATGAAAGGTGGTCGTCGGTCATTCGTCGAACAGACTCAAGTCCGACTACTGGATCTATGGAGTGGCGAGGACGAATTTGGTAGCCCGCTTGGATGCGTGACCACGAGCTTCACTTTCGATGCAGCGTTGTTCGAAGAACAGTGCCTCTCGCGGTTTCTAAGTATCCAGAGCAACCCGAATGAGACAGCAAAAGCTTACATTGTCGAACGGGAAGAAAAACTCTCTCAGTGCTTTACCTGCGTCCTGGTCGATCAGGCGCATGCCGCCCCGAATCGGAGCCTACGCTGGAACCTTTTGCCTGTGACGCTGCCACGCGGCGGCGTATTACATGCGAAGGTGACATTGTTGGTTTGGGAGAATTGTATCCGGGTGTTGATCGGCTCAGCCAATCTCACCGAACCGGGTTATCGTCGAAATCAAGAATTGATGACGGCACTAGATTTCGGGCCGCTCGGTGATTCTCCTCCGGAGTTACTCACCCAATGTTTGACATTCCTTAATCGAGTTCGGACATTCGCGCCTGGGGCGGATCGTAAGAATTCAGGACCACAAGCCGCGCTTGCGGCCTTTCTAAAATCCGTTGAGCGGCAGGCAGGATCATTTCCGCGCGTACAAACAGGACAGGCGGAATGCGCTTTGGTCTCGCTGGTCCCTGGAGGCGCCACAGTCGTGGAGCAGCTAAAGCGTTTGTGGAAGGGACCAGCTCCAGACAAAGCATGGGTGTTGAGTCCCTTCTACGATCAAGACCGCCAAGCGAGTAAGACCGCTACAAGCATCACAAGTCTTCTAACTACGCGGAGCGTTCGTAGCTTGACGTTTCTGGCGCCTGGCAGGAACTTGCCAGATGGAACCGTGCAGATCGACGTGCCAGAAGCGCTAAAGAAGTCCTCGCACCCATCGCTCAAACATCTATTTTCAGTTGTCCACGAACGCGTCAAAATCGAAACTAAGGAAGAAGATCGCGCCCTTCACGCGAAAGCGGTGTGGCTGGAGCGTGATGGACGCGCGCTCTACATGCTCGGATCAAGTAATTTCACGGCAGCTGGGCTTGGCCTGCATCCAAGGCACAACATCGAATTGAATGTGGCCTATTTAATTAAAGATTGCGCATCGCCGTTTGGAAAGCTTTGCGCTCAATCATGGCCTCAGGAAATGGCTCTTGATGACGTTGATGGAGCTCAGTTCCTTTCGCACGGCGTGATCGACTCTGCAGAAGCTTCGGATGCTCCTTTGCTACCCAGCGCATTTGGTCTGGCTATCTTTTGTCTAGATACACAGGGAGGAAGGTTGGAACTGGAGATAGATAGCGATGCACCGGAGACTTTTAAGGTGCATTCCGAAAATGGAGACCTACTCCTCAGTGCGAACGACTGGTTGCGTGCAGGAAGGCAAAGAGTGTCCGTAATCCCATGGGAATTAAAACGCCCCCCCAGTTCTTTAGAGGTGCGATGGACGGAAGCAAAGCGGGGCGAATGCACAGGAAGATGGGTCGTGAATGTTGACGATATGTCTGCATTGCCACCGCCCGACGAACTTGCAGGACTTTCCCTATCTGAGTTGATGGAAATCCTCACCTCGGCAAGGCCACTGCACGAAATAGTGATGCGTGTCATCGAGCGCCGCGAGAAGAAGGCAGCTCTAAATCCAATGGACGAAATTGATCCGCACAAGAAAGTCGATACCAGCCAATTTCTATTGCAACGGATGCGACGAGTTGCGCAAGCCTTGGAGGGTTTACGCAACCGATTACAACAGCCGGTTGGATCTGTTGAGGCGCTACGTTGGCGATTGCGCGGTCCGATTGGCCCGATTGCCCTAGCGAAACGTCTTGCTGAGGAAGACCCGAGCGGCGCGGCGTTCATGATCGCGGAGGTGGCCACTACGATACGAGAAGTGCCGTGGCGGCCTTTGGGGTCATTGCGCATGGCCGACATCAATGCGGACATCGAACAAGCAATTATCGCGTTGCATGAACTTGCCACGAAGGCGTCGGCTCCAACCAATTTGTCCAGATACGTACGAGCATCATTTGATGAGCTTCTACCATGACTTGGCCGATTGACATCGGGGATCTCAACAGCCGCTTGAATCTGAAGAACGATCGTGTAGGCGAAGCCGACGCGGTTCGACAGCTTCGAACTGTCGCCGAAATCTTGGGCAGACTTGCGAACCAACCCGGGGTCGTCCTGGCTGATGAAGTAGGGATGGGTAAGACATTTGTTGCGCTGGGTGTGGCAATGATCGCTGCGCTTGCAGATCGCAAAAGGAGACCCATCGTTGTGATGGTGCCTTCATCGCTACACGAAAAATGGCCACGAGAGTTTGATGTGTTCAAATCCCTAGCAATCAAGCGTGAGGAAGATAAAATTCTTCGAATGGATCTAGCAAACTCTGGGCTTGATTTTTTTCGTCTCTTAGCAAGCAAGGCAAAGAACCGACCTCATATAATTTTCCTCAGGCACGGCGCATTTCATCTGCAGAATATAGATCACTGGGTTCGCTTGGCATTGATAAAACGGGCGATGCACGGGATGAAGCTAGGCAGAAGGCGCGACGCCCTACCTCGGTTCGCTGCGCGACTGCTCAGAACAAAGACTTCCTATCGAGATCCCCAACTATACGCCAAGCTACTCCGCACCCCGAACCGCCAATGGCGCGGCGTCATCAATAAACATTACGAGGCTCGACCTGATCTTTGCATTAAGGATGACCCAATCCCAAAGGCCGTACGAAAGGTCCTTGATTCTAAAAATATTGATGTTGCGCCGCTTCGCGATTGCCTCAGGGATCTGCCAGAGCGGGAATCCGCATCGATCGATGATCGTCTGGCTAAAACCCGCGGCGCAATCAATGAAGAACTTAAAAAGATGTGGCCTTCAACTCTCGCCAAGGCGCGATTTCGATCGCCTTTGTTGATTCTGGATGAAGCCCATCATTTGAAAAATCCAGCCACGCGATTGGCGTCGTTATTCGTGACCGATGACGCACAAGAGGATGTGCGCACAATCTCAGGCGCTCTAGAAGGAGCATTTGAGCGAATGATATTCCTGACAGCGACGCCGTTTCAGCTCGGTCATCATGAATTGCTAAACGTGATTGGAAGATTTAAGGGCGCGGCATGGAAAACCTTGCCACAGCGTACAAGCGAAAAATTTGAATCAGAGATGAAGGAGCTTGGATCGCTATTGGACCGCGCCCAACACAGGACAGCGGAATTAGATAGGCGGTGGCGATCGCTTAATGCAACCGATCTTGTGGGGCAGGACGGGCAGCCACGTCCTGTGGAGGCGTGGTGGCACGAGGCCATGCAAAAGCCTGGAGATCAGCCAGAGCGTGTACGGGTTGTCATGCGAGCTTTCGAAGAGGCGCGGAAAGCCATGAAAGATGTCGAGGCTCCTCTGCGCCGATGGGTGGTGAGGCACCTTCGGGACCGTCATCTGCCAAATAGCAACATCTTGCGGCGGGTTCGGCTGGTCGGGCGAACAATTGACTCGGCCGCGCGCGGCGAAGGTGGCCTTCTCGTTGAAGGAGCCGCATTGCTTCCATTCTTGCTAGCCGCCCGTGCGCAAGCTGTTGTCCTTAGGAACGGTGAAGAAGGTGGGCGGGCGACATTTGCAGAGGGACTAGCTTCAAGTTACGAAGCCTTTCTAAGCACCCGGAATGGATCAGAAATCGACGAAGAAGTTGCAGATGGTGTTGTTCGAACCAAACGCGTGAATCGCTATATCGACAAGCTAGCCAGAGCTCTTCCTAATCAAACGCACTATGCCGGGCATCCGAAGATTGCTCCTTTAGTATCAAGGGTTGTGGACTTGTGGCGTCACGGCGAGAAGGTCGTGGTATTTTGTCATTATCGCGAAACGGGCCGAGCGATTGTACGGCACTTATCTTCAGCACTTGAAAAGCGGCTTTGGAGGGATGCTTCAGAGCGACTTGATATCGACGAGAACGCGACACGAAAGGCCGTAAGGGATTTTGGTGCGCGTTTCGATACTGAAGGGGGCATGCGTCGCCCCTTAAACGACGAGCTGACGAGGCGGCTTGCTCCCCATCCAGAGCTGGAAAGCCAAGAACAAGCTCTGATTCAGGATGTCGTTCGTCGGTTTCTGCGAACTCCGTTGTTTGTCGGCCGTTTTTTCGACGTTCGTACTCGCTCAGGCGAGCAAGCATTGCAAACAGCTTTCGGCACCCCAGACATGTCTGGTGCAACGCTGGGCGAGAAGATTGATGCATTTTTGAAATTCATCGCGAAGAGATGCTCGAAGCTTGAACGGGCCCAGTACCTTGATGCATTGAACCGAATGCAGCCCGGGATCCGAGGCGATCTTCAGGGAGAAAAGAACGACGATCTGACATTGCTGCGCGGGGTAGACATTATGCCAAATATTCGGCTGGCTAACGGGCTCGTTGGGCAGGAGACGCGCCAGCGATTAATGTTGGCATTCAATACTCCGTTCTTCCCTGAGGTGCTTGTAGCCTCGAGCGTGCTGTCGGAAGGCGTGGACCTGCACCTCAATTGCCGCTACCTCATTCATCACGACTTAAGTTGGAACCCAAGTACACTGGAGCAGCGCACAGGGCGAGTAGATCGGATCGGGGCTAAGGCTGAGGAGGTCTCAAAGCCCATAGAGGTCTTTATGCCTTACATTGGGGGCACCCAGGACGAAAAGCAGTATCGAGTCGTGATGGACCGGGAGCGATGGTTTCAGGTGCTTATGAGCGAGGAATATCGAACCGACGAGTACAACACAGAAACGATAGCAGAGCGGATCCCGCTTCCTAACGCTGCTGCAGAGGCTTTGGCATTCGACCTGTCAGTGAAGCCATCATCTGAAGACGTTCTTGTTCCGGCAGAATAGAGTGTTTTTAAATCCTAATGTCCTGATCTGGCAGCAGAGCGTCAGCATTCCCCATTCTCTTTACGGCAACAACTTCGCCACCACCCCGGACGCCAGCCCGGCAACACCCGCAAGCCCGACGATTACCCACCTCGCGCCCTTGGCCTGCAATAGGATGGCGTGCATTTCTTCCACCTTTTTGTAGGTTTCATCGAGTTTCTCGTTAAGATGCGTCATTTGCACCTCCAGCTTGGCGACGCGCTCCCGCAATAGTTCCTCGTTCGTCATGAGCGCCTCGCGAAAATCCGCGCGACCTTCTCGATCGAACGGCCACCGACATAGGCGGTGATGATCATGCCGGTCCAATCGGCGACCATGCCGGTGATTGGATCAGTGGTGCCCATTCCCAGCACCTTGTCCCACACGATTACCTTCCAGAAGTAGATAATGAGCGGAAACGCAAGCAGCGGGCGGATGATGGCGGTATACCAACGACCTTGCTCCGCGATGATGATCGCGGACGCCTGCCTTCGCGCCTCTATCTCGGCCTCGATTTCCGTCGCAGCGAGGTCCGCTGCGACGCGGTCACGAGTGTTGGCCGCGTCGAGCTTGGCCTTGTAGGCATTGATCAGGCCAGTAATGACGGGCCCGCCGATGAGGCTCGCCAGCCAGGTCCACATGGCTCTATCCCCTATGCCCGGCGGCGTCGGTCGCGACCAGTTCGGCCTGATGCCGCTTGTCAGCAAGACCGCGCAGGAATTGGAAGATTGCAGTCAGCGAGATCAGGATCAGTGGCCAAGCCCAGGACGGCACGTGGGACGTAATGCCGCTCACATCCACGTCGCTCACAATTGGCGCAAAGAAGTCGTAACCGGTCACCGCGGCGCTCGCGATGATCACGATGGCGGACGACAGCTTCTGCTTGATGCCCTTGAGCTTCTCACGCAGCGCGACAAAAAAGTTCTTCTCTTTTTGGTAGAGTTCGTGGAACGCCGGCCGAGATTGCAGGATTGGGCGAATCCAGAAGGCGTAGATCGCGACGAGCGTCGCAAACAGCATGACAGCCATCACCATGGCTTGTTCTCCTTAATCTTCAGGCGGCTTTGAGTTAGGGGACGAGTGGTGTGTTCGGGATCGGCGCTTCCTGCCGATGCTGGTGCCAGCGGTTCAGCGCGTAGATCGAGCCGCCGACGACAATGCCGACGCCGCAGCCGATGGCTGCGGTTTCGTAAGGGTGGGCGACGATCCAATCCCAGAAGCCGCCGCCGGCGGCGATTGGCCCCGCCGTGCCTGTGCCGATGATGATTGTATTGGTGCCTGCCGGCGCCGGTACTACGCCCTTGCCCGGAACGCGCGCGTCCGAAGGCGCGATGGATGGCGATGGCACGTTCCCGCCCGCCATACGCAGGCTCACCGCTCGGACGCCAGCGACGCGCGTGCCCCAACCCCGCCCGAACACCGACCACGTCTTCAGACGCTTGAGGAACGCCAATCGTTCGTCATTGATGGCGACAATGATGGCCTTGGCATCGCGCCGGGCCACGGCGCGAAGGACCTCATCGGTCACGACATGCGTGGTATCTGGCAGGCCGACGACACGACGCAGGACCTTGCCGCTGCGGCCGATGCCGGAATTTACGCCGTAGTCAAAAATGCTGTAGTCAACACCGGCCGGGAGATCGGCGCAGCGTTGGGCATTCCAGTACTTGGCGCGATAGATCGCCTTGGCTTCGTCGAGCTTCATCGCCCGCACGTCGGCAGCCGTGGCGCCCGGCTTCACGTATTTCCGGTAATCGTAGATCGTGATGCCGAAATTCGTTGGCCCGCCAGGATCAGACGGATGATTAGTGTAACCGCCTTCGTGCGCGAGCAAACGCCGCAGCGCCTCGTCATAGTTCGAAACTGCCATGGATCTCTCCAAGAATCAGAAAGCCGCCCCGGGGCGGCTGAACGTCAGCTGGTAGTAATCACTTCTTCTTGTGTCGCATCACCCGAACCCGGGCTTTGCACGCATCATGCAAGCAGCGTAGATTTCAAACATGCGGAGCAATATCGAAGCCGTTGCACGGGCTATCTGCGCGAGAGCGCTGGGAAATCAATGCAGCTCGGCATCGGAGCTAGCAGCCGACGTCGATCGTTTCTGGCACTGCATTGCGGCCAAGATCGAAGCTGGATTGCTCGATGACGAGGGCGACGAGCTTGGTCCGTACGATCACGACAAAGAGTTGGCGGCATATCGCGATTACGTGCAACGCCACCAATCGAATTAGCGTCATCAAGCCTCTGAAGACCTCACCGATCAGAGAATAAACCAGCCCTCGGCATCGACTGTGATTTGCACGTCGCTGCCGTCGGGGGTAAGCGGCAGTCCCGTGACGCCGGTGTCCTGGTACATGATCAGCCGCGAGGTGCTGTCGGTACCGGTGTGGACATAGAGCACAATCGCCTCGATCGAGGCTCCAGAGACGGCGGTGAAAGTCGGATCGTCGGAGTCGAAGCTGCCGTCGTCGCCAAATGCCTTGTTGGCGAGGTTGCCCGACACCGCGATACGGGCCCCGGACGGGATGTCATCCAGGAAGTCGTGCGCGTCGTCGTAGGTATAGGCCCCCGCATCGACCAGCATGGCGCGGACGTTGACGGCCGATAGATCGATGCCGGCTTGCAGCAGCTGCTTCTTGGTCTTGGGGTAGAGCTTGTTGGCCATGATGCCCTCGGCTGGTTATAGGAATGCAATCGGCACCCCGCAGGGTGTGCCGTTGATGTTGATGGGAAATGCAGGGATCAGACGAAGTGGCGTGCCGCGGTCAGGCGAACGTCATGAGGACGCCGGCTTAGCCGGGCGGATCATCGATGCTGCCCTCGATGTAGAATTCGATCTCGCGGAGGTAGGGCGTCCCGCTGATCGAAGCCCCTGCGGTCGGCAAGAGCCGGTAGTAGCGATAGGCCGTGCCGTTATCGGCCAGCGTGTTGCAGAGCGAGGTCGTCGATCCACCCAGAGTGAACGTGCCGCCGATATCGAAATAACTCGCGTCGTCGTTCGAGCCCTGCCAACGGAACTGGCCGGTGTGGGTGGTCGCAGTGCTCTGCACCCAGCGGGACTGGCGGATGACCTTGGCGGTCCCCAGATCGAATTTGAACTCGATCGCCCCGAAACCCCAGAACGCACTTTCGGTCAGATTGCCGTTGACCAGCTTCGAGGGTAAGTCGAACACCGTGCCGCCCGAGGTCGTGACTGTGATGGTTCCTGTTCGATCGCCGCTGCCGAGTGGATTGGAGTAGCTGAACGTCTTTTCCATCTCTGCGATCGTATGAGCGCCGAACTGGTTGGCAATGATCACCTGCGATTGTGTGAGTAACCGAGGCGGAGCGTGAAGTCTCGATGCTCCAAACTCGCTGGCATTCGCGACTCTGACCTGGACCAGATACCGGTTCGACAGGCGCACTTGCGCGTTGCCGTACTGGCTCGCATTGACGAGCTTCGCCGGAAATAGATGCCGCACGCCCGGGGCCAGGTTCTGGATCGCCGGTGCCCCGAAGACATGAGCACTCTCGACCGTGGTCTGTTCCAGGATCGTTGGGACAAAGCCGACGGTATTGTTGCCGAACACCTGTTCGTTCTGGACGGCGGCCGGCAGCAGGTAGCGTTGGGCGGTCGTAATAGAGTGTGCGCCAAAAGCCTGATCGTTTTCGACCAGCGCTTGTTCCAGCACCGCCGGCGGCGGTGCTGGATATCGGGTAATGACGTTGACCAACATCAGATCGTGCCGGTGCGCCCTGCGAACGTGATGGACAGATCGGCTGCGCTGCCGTCGGCGACGTCTGGGGCGAGCACTGTTAGCCGATCGGTGCGCACGAACTGGATCTCGGCCGCGGGCGTCTCACCCACGAACGTGCCGAGCTGCCCTTCGCCAGTCCCGATGATGTTCTCGCCGAGGTTGAACTCGATGTGTCCGATGAGCTCGCCGTTCTTATGGATCGGCAGCGCAATGCTGTCGGTCTCAACGGGCGTGAGCAGGAAGGCGGTGCTGTCGGCAAAGCCAACCGGCAGAACAAAGGACCGCGTCGCGACGTGCTGGAGCAAGAGCGCTCCCCCTCCGGAAATGACCGAGGCATGGAACATGCCGACGTCATAGGGTTGATCGGGTGGGGTCAGCAGCCGGGCATAGCGAAATCCCTCGATGTCCTCGGCATCGGCCGCGAAGGTCGCGTCGCTGGTGTGGTTGTGCTGGACGAGGTAGATGCTGCCGCCCTGCGCGACCAGGTCGAGCGTGTAATAGAGAGTGAGTGGCTGCCACTCACCGGCCCAGCGCCATGACGCGCTTGGCAGCGTGAACGGGCCGTGGCTCGATCCATTAGTTAGAAAGATTGTGAGCGCATTTCCGGCGACCGTGAAGTGATCGATGCTGACCGCAGCCGGAGGATTGAGTTCAATATTCCGAACTCGGCCGTCGAGATCATAGACATTGCCGTCAGCCTCAAGCGAGGTCAGCCTTGCGCCCTTGCCGGGGCCCCAGGCCCCGGCGTTTCGATAGATCAGCGGCATTCAATATCCTTGGTGGATCGCGCGCAGCTAGTCAGCCCTCACGCCTTGCTCGACGTCACCGCCAGCGTGCGGGTGCCGACCTGCACGGTGATCAGATAAGCCGGAATGGTTGAATCCGATGAGCTGGCAGCGGATTGCACCGTGCCATCGACCGCATCGTCGAGATCCCATTCGGGGCTGTTGTCCGGCGCCGTCGGGAAATTCGTCCTTTTGCGATATGAGCTCACTCGAAGGTCCCAACTCAATCCATCCGGCCTGGTGTGCGAGACGGCCCGCGAGGTCACGAACATTTCTGGGGCGATGAACAGCGCTGCAAAGGCGCTAGCTTCCCCCGCCGTGGCGAACGCCGTCGGAATCGTGATGACGCCAAATGGCGGAAACCTTGGATCGCCCGTCGTGAACGGGTTTGCCTCGTTCTCTTCCAGCGAGCCGGCGCCAAAAGCATCGCTCCAGCACCAATACTCGACCCCGATCGTCGTGATCGGGCTACTGGCCGGAGTGGCGATCTTGAACGTGAACGTATTTTCGATCTGCGGAAGGCTCGCGCGGATTTTGCGCAGATTGAAGAACAGGATCGCATTGCCTCGATTGCTGCCCTCGATTTTTGTGGAGTACGGCGGCCGATTCCACAGCCGCAGGAACTTCAGCATATCGTTGGTGATCGGATTGACGGGCGTCGGATTACCGGCGCCGTCGTTGTTGACGATCACGCTGTCGAACAGACCGTAGCTCGTCGATGTGAACGGCAGGTCCAGAAGCGCGAACGCCGGCCGCGGGCCGTTGCGCTGATAGCTGAACTCCAGCACCAGAATGTCGACGCCGCCCCAGCCGATATTGACGATCCGCTGGTAGGGATCGAGACGGACCGGCTTCGACAGGGGCATTGCTAATCGTCGTTCTTGATCTCGTAGATGCGCTTGTCGTCGGGCTTGAGCTTGTGGCGCAGCGATATCTGATCGATGCGCTCAACATCGACGAACTGCGAGGGATCGTCAGGGTTCTCGATCCGCTTGATATGCGCTTTGCGGTCGATTTCCTTATAAGTGAAGCTGTCTTCGGTCTTGAACTCGATCACCGCGAAGGCACGAAACACGAATGCAGTACCACCTGCGGACCCGATCGAGACATGAACCGGATCGACCGTCTTCTCCGCCCCGATGATCCGCTTTGGCGGGGTGACGTCCTTGCTCTGAAACGGCCGGATGAGGAGTTCGAGGCTGGTCATGAGGCGGCCTCAAGATTGATCATGGCCGGAACTTTCAGCGCGCTCACGGCGATGTCGTACTCGTTTTCGAACGGCCCGCCCGTTACCGGCTTAAGCGTGAACTGCAGTTGAGTCGGTACATCTTTAAGGGTGTTCTTGACGCTCTCGACGACATCCTTGGCAACGGAGCTGATGGACATTCCAGCGCTCAGCGCGCCGGCCTGCATCGCGGCGTTGTTGACCACCGTGTAATTCGAGATCACGTCGGCGAGTCGCAAGCCGCCGAGCAAGTCGAGGCCGTCATCGTTGACCGCATCGATCGGCACCGAATAGCCGACGTCGCCGGGGCCGAGTACGACGACGTTGCCGTCATGGGCTTGGTAGTCGTTCTCGACATAGTCGTCATCGACATAGGTCGGATCGCCGTCAACCTCGCTGATCGCTCCGCCGTAACCGACCGCGCAGCCAATAGTGACCGACCCAATCAGCGTACCGGTCGCACCATCGACACTGAACGCATAGGCGATGACCTTGCCCAAGGCCTGGCCGCCAGGCAGA